CGCACCATCTCGCCGCCGTCTAAACTTAAAAATGCAAAGTTTCCGAAAATACGTTATTTTTGAACTTTTTGAAACGTTAAAATTTCATATAAATTGCTATAAATTGCTATAATTTTAAGAAAATTGGTGTAAATTTGGTGTACGATTTTTTACCTTACACCAAAAATCTTGAAACTACATATTTACAGCACTTTCGGAAATTACTTCCTGCATTTTATTAGCCACATCTTCCGGTGTTTTATGCGTATATACATTCAATGTGGTACCAATGTCTGAATGCCCCATTACCAACTGCAATGTTTTAACATCCATGCCTTTTTCTATCATCCTGCTACAAAACGTATGCCTTAAAACGTGAGGTGTAATTCCAGAAAAATCTTTTCCAAAATCTCTTCTTGCACTTTCCTTAATTGATATCATTGTTACTTGCAGATTTTTCCTTGTCTTTGGATTTCCAATACGATTCAAAAAGACAAATCCGCTATATCCATCAATTATCTTCTCAACTTTTGGTCTGTGTTCCATAAATTTTGTTATGAATGCTTGTACAACATCGTCATCCATTGCCAAAATTCTATTTCCAGCCTTGCTCTTTGGTGGAATCAGAACGTATTTTCTGTTGATTAAGTGCAATTGTTTGTTTACGTTGATTCTCCTGTTTTTAATGTCAATGTCCTTAAATGTCAATCCATAAAGTTCGCTAACCCTCATTCCTGTTTTTAGTAAAATTACAATATCTGGATATGATTTTTTAAAATACGCGTTATTTTTAACATAGTCCAAATATTCCTGTTCTTTCTCTACTGAAATGCTTGTCCTTTCTTTTCGGTCATCTTCTATGATTTTGTTTAATTTGAAAAGAAATGGGTTTTTTACAATGTAGTCATCTTCTACTGCCAACTGAAAAGCCGGCGAAAGAAATGCTTTCAAATTTTGGATAGTTCCATAAGAATACCCAAAATCGCTTAACTTCATCATATACATTTTTGCATCTGTAGTATGGATTTTGTTTATTGGAACGTTTAGGATACCGATTTTTTCCATCAACGTTTCAAAATACTTGTATTTTTGCTTTGTAGTAATCTTGACATTGTTAAGTTCCTTGTATCTTGATACTAATGTTTCGACTGTCATTTTCCCATCTTCCCAAGATATTTTAGAAATTTTCTCGAGCCTTGTTACTTCAAGTTCTTTTTCTCTTAATTCCTGTAAAGTGTTAGCATATATCGTTCTTCTATTTTTCGATATGTCTGTCCAACGATACATATACGTTCCATTTTTCCTTTGACTTTCCCCCTTTTCTAGCACTCTTCCATTTGAATCCTTTCTTTTTACCATAATGACTACTCCTTTCAAAAAGAAAAGAGCATCGCACGTCAGTATAATAACATATGCAATACTCTTTTTCAAGTGATGCAAACTTGCAAAATGTTACAAAACCATCATTTTGTCAAGAAAATCTTCCATTTTTTTCTTCTTTATCAACTTTTTAGTTCCAACCATAAGTACAAGTTCACTCTTGTTTTCCTCAATGATTGATCTTATCCGGTCAGAGCCTATGTTGAAATATGCCGATGCTTCATCTACTGTAAGATTGTACTTTTCGTACAAAGGAACTTCTTTTCTCACGTCTTGATTTTCCATCCTTTCTATTTTTTTCTTGATTTTATTTACTCTCCTAACAACTGTTGATTCTGAAATTGCGCATTTTAACTCTATTTGTCTTATAGTATATCCTTTTGACAAACATTCAAACACTTTCATTTCATCCTCTGTAAAATTGCAATTAGCAATAAAAAATTCAAGTTCTGGCTTTGAGAAATCCGAAAACTTCTTCATAAGCCATTCTCCTTTATGTCCAGCACTCACAAGGGATAAAGTCTTCAAGAGACATCTGTGCATCTTCCCATTCCTTGTCGCTGATAAATTTTTGCTCCAGTTCTTCCAAAGAAACGTCTTTGAACACTGTGTAGCCAACTTCTTTTTCTTTCTGCATTGCGCGGTGGTATTCTTCCGGGTAGTTTTTCCAAACATCGTAAAAATAACCTTTACCGCCCTTAAAGCATGGTATGCAATTGTTGTGCTTTAATGATTTATAGGCACTCGGTAACTCAATTTTCCATTCGTCTTGAATGATTCTTTTACATTCGTCCGACGATATTTGCTTTTCAAACAATGGAAATTTGACTTTTCTTCCTAATTTTTCATTTCTAGCGATTGATTTTTGGACACGTCGCCACTCATCCGGACCATATCCAACGTATTCAATCCAATCTTCTCCAATGCTTTTAAGGTATTTGTAATATTGTTCTTTCATCTGTTGCTTTAACTGTTGGGTGCAGAACGGCATAAACTGTCCTGGAATCGCACTATTTCTGTCTATGCAATCCCAAATATCTTCGCCCCTGCCCCATACAGTAATTGGCAATTTTAGATACCTTGCAACTTTCAATCTGAATTTTTCTGAATCTGCACACTCGCTTAATGTTGGAGTATGAAGAAGAACAATATCCTTTTTATCAATGCTTTTATCCTGCGTAAGTAAGTATGCTACATAACTGCTAGCGGCACCGCCGCTAAATAATACAACGTGTTTCATGACAACCACTCGACAAGAATTGCTTGTTCCGTGGATAGCAGATTTACGGCTTCCAATGCTACTTATTTGTTTTCACGCAATTTAAAATCTGCTTTATTCTCGCCTTTTTGCACCTTTAGGCAGTCAACCTTGGTCTACCAAGGATTCTGTCATTACTCCTTTCCAGTTATTAAGTATGAATATGGCAACGTTTCAATCCATTTGCAAAACTCTCGCCATTCATCAAGTTTATGGTTCTTTCTACTGTGATACATATTTGCCAGTACCTCATAATTCATCATAACATTACGAGTCTGATTATAGCTGCTTGGAAGAAGCTGAATCATCTGCCACCAAACGTCCTTATCGCGATTCTCTAAAAAGCTCTGTCTGAAAAGATTCAAATACCCAATAGTTGTTTCAAGGCATGCTTCAGAAGCAACATCCATGTGCTCATGAGAGAAATCATCCAGCGTAAACTCTTTTGCCTGAATTTTATGCATAGTACTACAAGAGTTTGCAACTGTACCAATTTTGTAAGTATCAAATTCTTTCCACCAATATAAAGGTGCGGTAATTCTAACATATACCGGCATCATTCTCATGAATTTTCGATGATCTGTTCCAGTTTGGGATAATCTCTGCATAAGAGACTTGTCGTTTTTTCCAATTCCGAAACCATCACTAGAACTCCATTCTGCATTTTCACAATTATAAGTTCCCTCATAGTTGCAACCGTAGCAACCAAGATTGCAATTAACACTGTCACTTTTATCCCAACTGTTCATTGGATTTCTCATACCCTCGATGATGAATTGCATTTGCTCTGGACTAGCCAGAACTACGTGTTCAATTTTAATCATTCTTCTTTTCCTCCTTTTTGTCGTGCACAGCAGAAATAAGTTCACTTATCATATTCTGTGTGCGATGATTTATATTGTCGTTGATTTGTGTAGTTCGATAAAAGGCATCATATAATGTGTCAACATAATGTTTATATCTCTCTACACGTTCTTTGATGTCAAAATACAAACGAAAAAGAATTACAAATAGGATTGCTACAAGTAAAATAATTGCATTATTCATTTCAATCTTCCTTTCCTTGTTATTCTAGTGGATTTACGTTGCCTTTTTGCTGGAACTGGATATCCAGCACATCATTTAATTGTTGGATGTACCAATCAACATTGAATTTTGTCGGCTCTTCATCCATTTTTATGGATTCGTCAGAGATACACTTCATAAGTGTTTGAATCCTCTTTGTTCCAAATCCAAAATGTTCATGCAACGCAAGAAAAATTATCCCTGCTGCCAACTCCATTCCTCTGTCGTGTCCATACTTATAGTACCTTTGCATGAGTTTTTCAAAAGCATTTTTGCCGATTCCACTTTCGGTCTGCTTGATAAACCATTGCTTTTCATTCATCGACAATTTGTTTTTGTCATGCTCTTTTTGTTCTCTGCGGATAGCCGCTCTTTTGTTCCTTGCCACTTTACTTACCTCCTAATATTTTCTTTACATTGTCTTTTTCAATGTCTAGTAAAAGAACAACTGCTTTTTTCAAGACAATGACTTCGTTTTTTACCTTTCTAATTTCAAAGTTCAAAATTAAAATCATAAGCCACGTACACAAGATTATAATTAAATCGCCCATTTTATTCTCCTTTCAATTCTTTTAGTTTCGCCTCCGCTTCTCCTTTTGTTAAGAATATGCCTTTTCCAAAAGAAAGATCGGTAATAAAACCGCTAACAATGTTGTTTGTTTTTTCGCATATGATTCTAAACATTTTTATTTCTCCTTTAGCAGGTATTAAAACGGAATCAACATAGCACTTATATATTTTGTATTCAGAATCTTTGCCTTTCTCAACAGCAACAACCTCAGATACAGAAAGTGGTGTTGCAATTACCCAAACAGTATTTCCCACCTTGCAAGGCAGTTTCAAAAGCCTGCCTTGCTCTTCTAAATCTTCGTAATCTGCTAATTTTGTAAGAACATCAGAACCAAACTTATTAGGAAATCCTTTATCATCTGCAATAGGTTTGATAGAACTAGCACTACCATCAACATTCCGTATTTTCCCTGTCAATCTATCATTCATAAATTCCACCGCCTTTCACGATTTTAAATGCATCTTCAAGCTCAACTACTGGAATTGTTCCAAGTTGTTCCGCTTCATCCTTATTACTGTATATTTCCAACTGTTCCACAACCTCATCCACATCATAGGCTGTCTTGCAATTGTCAATTACATCCAATACAACCTTTTTCCAAAGATGTTCGATATTGCAATTTGATTTTTGGATTTTGGATTTTAATTTGTCTGCGTCAATTAGTCTCATTCTTCTTCACTCTCCTTAATTTTTCTTAATTCATCAATTATTATTGATGTATTATAAACCAACATTTCTAATAACTTATCTGTTCGGTTATTTGGTTTTTCTGAAATTGGCAAATGGTTTATTCTCTCTGCATTATCAATCAATCTGCTCATTCTTCCTCGTCCTCCTTGTACGGTTCAGGTAATGGTCTCCATGCGATAACTTTGCAATCACGTCCAGAAGAAACTTCGCCACCCCATCTTTTAAAATATTTGTTATAATATCCGATTTCGAATTTCTGATTCATTTCTCCCTCATGAGTGCCTTGCATTATTCTATATTCGTACCAACAAAGAACATCATCATCATTTTCGGGCAACCTTTCACTACATGGAATCCAACCATCGTTGTGTTCATCTTCACCTCCTACAATTTTTACTTTGCACCCGAATTTTTCTTCAATCTCCTGCATTGTCACTTCTTTGTGTTTTTTACGTTCCCAAATGAGTTTACCTTTCTTAAAAAATGCATGAAAAATATCCTCTGGTTTTTCGTATATTTCCATTATGTCAAAAAGATCCATGTTTTTATTCTTAAATGTCATATCCGCATTATAACGGGTTAAAGATATTTGTGTATTATAAAATTCCAAAATATTTTTGTACCCTGCAAGAATATCTCCATAATAAAAAACATTTTTCAAAACAATGTATGGATCTCCATTTCTCAAAACAACAACCATTCCGTCTTCTAAATCATTCAATGTCATAATCATTCCTCGCTTTCTTTTTCAATATGTTTTAGTTTCAACTGCTCCGCAACTGCGTTTTTGTATTCAGTTTTCAACTTCCCTGCAAAATCATCAATAGCCTTGTTGTAACCTCTTGCTTGCCAGATTAAAGTCCATTTGTTTTCTCTGAATGCTTTCAGTTCTTCCAACCATTCCGCAATTTGCTCGTTTTTTTCAGCATAAAAATCAAGTTCGATGCAATTAAGGGATTTTGCAACTCTTCTTTGTTCTTCTGCTTCATCTTTATATTCTTGTATTACTTCATCTAATTCTATTTCCATATTATTCTCCTCCTTCTAACAATTCTGGATTGTCAAAAATGTTGCCAATAACTTCATCCTGTTGCAAACTCCAGCGCATTGTCTTAGAGTAGGTGAAAATAGGAGCTTGATACTTAATGAAATCAATTCTCGTTCTATCCGTTCTATCCCATTCGTATTTTAAAATATCATTCTCCCAAATCAACTTGCCATTCTTGTCTTTCAAGCCTGTGCATTGGCAGATTGTAGATGGATCTACTTCTTCCGAACTTCTTGCATCACCAAAAATAGGTTTAATAAATGCTTTGCCTGTTTTATGAAATGTGAGAAACCCAATTTTCCACTCCCCATTATCAATCATCTTTGCCTTGAATAAATATCTATCGTTTATCTGCTAACTCCTTTCATTCCATTTTTCAAGTGCTTTTTCTTTCATTCTGTCATCATATATACCGATTTCATATTTTTCTGCATCTCCGTATTGTCTACCCAAATAAGAGATAGGTTTGCTTCTTGCGTGGCACTTATTGCAATAGCAGTATACTTTCATTTTAAGAATCTTATTAAAGCTATTATACAAATATATCCCGCAATCTTTGTGTTTTGCGGATATGCTTATACTTCCACAAAATGGACAAGGCTTTACATTTTCCATCTTCTTAGTCCACTCATTTTTCATAATCACTACCTCTCCTTTCTTCAAAATCCTCGCAAGTATCATTGTATTCCGTCCAATCGGCGCAATACTTACTCTCGCCATTGCAACATACCCATCCTTTACTTTCTTTCTCGTATTGATGGTATTTACAGTTTCCACATATTTCGCTCATTTTATAATACCTCCTTACGTTCTTTTAAATGTATCATCATAGTCAAAATCGGGGCAAATTTCCGAATTTTCTACATCTCGTATGTAATCATGAATATCGGCGCAACAATAAGCACCACCTATTGTATCTTCTGTACACATACAATACCAACAATATTTACAACACAATCTTTCTTTTGGAATATTTTTGTTCATTGTGATTTCTCGCTTTCTTTCAACCAATCTAGGCAACTTTTTTCTCCCTCATATTCTTCGCCAAATGTATTTTTGAATTTTGTAAGAAAAACTGCCAACTCATCATCCGTCATGTTTCTGATTCTTTCTGCGTTAGTCATTCAAAATCAATTCCTTTCTTTTCTAAATTTTTCTTTACACATTCAATGCAAAGTTCTTCGCCGTCTAGTATGTACAATGTATCTTCATCCGAGCCACATTCATCGCAGTAATAATGCTTGACGTGACGGAATCTGCAACTATCGCCCATACAAGGATAGGCAGGTGTCGCACAGTATCGGCATTCGTTTTCTTCTCTAACCACAAGCAGCACCCCATTCTTTTAATTTTTTTCTTGCTCCTTGTACACAAGCATGAACCCATTGACGAGATACACCCTCTGATTTTGCAATTTCAGCAAAACTATAACCTTTGATAAGAAGTAGAATATATTTCTTCTCTCTGTTATCCAGCATTTCAATCAATTCTCGCATTCCAAAAATCTCTCCCCAATCAGGGTTCTTTTTATCTGGAATAATCGACTGTAGTGTTTCGTTTTCTACACTTCCATCTTCCGAATAGCAATAGTCCAGCGACAATTTATTCTCATCGTCAATTTTTCTTGACTGTCTCCCGTTATAATTTATTTCACGGATTATTGAGTTCTTTATCGCCTTTACCGCATAGGTGGCAAATGGTCCTTTCTTTTTGTCCCACAAAACTGCTGCATTACAAAGCCCAATACACGCATATCCATGCCATTCTTCAAGGTCATCTAAGTGCATGACACTAAAAATCACGTATGGAACTAATTTATAGTTTTCCTCGACAAGTTTCTTTTGTTCCTCTGTCAGCATTTTTTCCACCGCCCTTTCACTTCGTCAAGAACCGCAATTACGATGTCTTGACACAATTTTCCGTACTTTTCCCCCAAAAATATTCCATCGTCCGTAAATTGTTTCCAGTAATCATCGGAGTTTTCGGGATTGTAATACTTTTTTCTCCAGTTCCAGACATCCGTCCACATTTTTTGTTCTTCCGGAATATCTGACGCTCTCACACTTGACATGGTGTCCACTCCTTTCGATTAAGTAAATGGCGATTCTTCGTATTCCGTCTGAACGAATCCGTCTGATTTATTCCATCCAAGAAGATAGTCCGGGTCGTCATTGTTTCCATAGATCCTTTTTGATTTTTCATCAAACTTAACTTTCCAGCCGTTGTAATTCGTTCTGCCAAACACACGATTTTTGGTAACTGCAATAATTCTTGGAAACTCGTCCATGTCCACCTCGTCCTTATTGACGTTGTAGTGGATGATTACTCCTGCGGAATTGACGATGTCGGAATCTCCACGAATTGAATCATCCATATCTTCATCATCAATACCACTATCTTTCCTTTTGTGCGCTACCAAAATAATACAAACGTTGTAGAATCTAGCCATATCCTCTAATTTATGGGATATATTGCTTTGGGAATCCAACTTACTTCCTTTGACATTTGTCTGACTAATCATCGTCATAAGATTGTCTATCAGAATCACTCTCACATTCTGACTTATAATCATCTGTTCAATAGTCTTTAAAAGGTCGGTATCTTCGTCATTCACCATCGTTCTATCGTAAAGCATACATTTTCCTCGATACCACTCTTCAATCTCTTCTTTGGCTGATTTACGAACGTAGCGACGGACATACTCGCCACAATTTTCTTCAATCACATTCTGCGGACCAGCGGATTGAAAATCTATAGCGGACTTAAAAAGGAAGTTCGGCAATTCCCCGGAATAAGCAAACACGTTGTAGCCACAATCAATCGCATTTCCTAAAATCTGACTTGCCAAAGTGGATTTACCTTTTCCGGATTTCCCAGTTATCAAGTTGACACATCCAAATATCAAGCCGCCACACAAGAGCTTGTCAACCTCTTGTATTCTTGTTGGTATCTTTTCAAGTGAATACGGATCCACGTCTTTTACGTCAGCAAGGTCAATCACGTTTTCTACCGGAATCGGTATCGCATTCTCAACGCATTTTATGACTTGTTCCTTACCATATTTAAGAAGAATCTCATTTGCGTCTTTACAGTCAAGATAATCTTCCTCTCTGACGTGCTTAATCTTCGTTTTAAAACGTTTTGAAAGTTCATCCAGTAAAGATATAGTCTCTTTCTCATAATCGCCAAATACGATAATTTCTTCCCATTTGCAAAGCCAATTCCAACAATAAGGAACCCACGTAAATCCTTTGGCGCCTGTCGGAACAGATACAACATTGTTTATTCCTGCCGTAGCAACTGCCAAACAATCCATCTGACCTTCTACAATTACAAGTCGTTTAAAACTAGTGTCGCATTGTTTCATACCAAACAAAATAGGTTTTGTCTTTGATTCGCACCATTCTTTATTGGTATCCTTGGTCTTGTCAAAATCCGTTTTACGGTACTTAACAAATTTAAGTTTTCCATTTTCGTCGTAGAATGGAAACACCAAAATGTTAGGATTTTTGGTCTGCACCGTTATTTCGTACCTCTTTGCAACTTCTTCCGATATACCGCGGCTTTCCAAATACTGTAGTGCTTCTGGTTTTGGAATTACCGGTTCTTTCGGTTGAGGAAGTTCTCGGTACTTTTTCTTCGGTGCGTAGTATTCGTCAATCTCTGTTCCAAGAGAAAAGTCAAAATCTCTTGCAAGAGTTATCATATTTCCGGAAACACCACAACTTGCACGTAAGCACTTGTGTTGTCCTGTTTTGAGATTGATGGAAAATGTATTAACATTTCCACGTGTAGCTCTTGGTTTGCAATACGGACAAGTCTTAAAAAACAACTCATCCCCTCGTTCCTTACAAAGGATTCCTACGTGCCGGGCAAAATCATACGCATCGCTCGGATTGAATTCATACGGTGCATATCTCATTTGCCTGCCTCCATTTCAGTCCATTCTTCGTCAGACATTTCCGGTTCCTCATCTTTAGTCTCTCTAGCAATTTCTGCTTTCGGCTTTTCTACTCTATGTTTTTTATCCTTTGGTGCCAAATTCAAATAACTTTCAAACTTGGTACCAAACAATGTCTGTGGTCGCAGATACTGTTTCATCTTCTCGTTAGATTTCCATTTTTCACACATTACATCTATCACTTTCTTGAAATCTTCCAAAGTAAATCCGTCTGCAAATCTAGCCTTGATAAATCTCTGTGTGCTACTGGAATCAGATTTAAACTTGGTATCTGCATTTTCGTTCAAGTAAGAAATAACTTCCGCATACGGAATATTATCTTTCTTTCTTTTCTTCTCATTCTTATCTTCTTTTAATATTGTGTTCGTTATCTGATTGTCAACAGTTTGCATTCTGTTTGCATTCTGATTGTAATTCTCTTGATACTCATTATACTTAACCACCGTAAATACGGTGTATTTACCATGGTTTTTGTTTGTAATCTCGCCTGTGCTTTTCAAATGCTTTACGGCAGTTCTGATTTCGTTTTCCGTAAGTGATGTTGCTTTTGCCAAATCGGCGGTTGATGCCGGAAACGAACCTCTTGGAATCTCAACACCTTTATATCTTCCATCTTTCCAGTAGGCAGATAAAAGCATAAAGAGAAACAATCTCGATGTGTTAATATCTTGCCACCATTCCCATTCCAGCATTTTTCGGTCAATCTTAATGAAATTACCCATTGGAGTGCTGCACCCCCTTTTCTTCAAGTTCTGTAGTTTGTAGGTTATTTCATTCTCGATCGGATTCTTTTCTGCTTTTTATCTATCCATTCATTTATCTGATCGTTTGAGACATCGTAGATTTCTTTTAAGAGTTCAATTGAAATCAAAACATCTGCCATTTCTTCCGCAAGGTGGTTTTTATCTGACTTCCCTCGTTTTTGTTTGCTGATTGCCTGGATAAGTTCCGCACATTCTTCCATACAAACTGTAGACTGTGCGTCTTTTCCGTAATAAACAATGCTATCCTTAATGATTTCATTATCAATCTTGACAGAAGAATTGACCGGCTTGCAATCGTATTTTCCATTATAAAATTCAATAAACGTTTTTAAATCAAAACATGGAAGAGTTTTCCAAGACGATTCTTCGCCAAATTTACAAGCATAACTAGGTTTATCTCCGTCCATGTTGTCATAAACAATCACTAACAGATCATCCAAAACTGCGGAATCTCTAACTTCCAACTCGACAACATCCTCTAATGAAACACTATTTTGTGTTGGCTTGCCACCATATAATGCAATATAATTTTTATCTGCCGGATAAATTTCTACCACTTTTAAAAAATAGCCACTAGGATAGGAAAATCTTTGGGTAAATGTTGGATATCCTGCGTTTTCCAGTAAATTCATCAGAACATGGCATTGTTTTTCTGACTTGATATCTACTACAACATTTTCTTTTAACTCTTTTAATTTCATTCTCATTTACCTCTTTATTTCAAATTTTTCGCACGGAACATTTAAAAGGCAAGCATATTGAGTATATAACCCACTAGATACTTGATATCCATTTTTGCAAGCACCGCAAAAAGTTTTTCCACAGTTTGATTCCGGACTTTCTTTCTCGATATTGTATTGCAATGCTTCTAATTTCCTTTTTAATTCCGAATTTTCAGAATACGCTCTATCCATTTTTTCTTGGATTATTTCGTATTTTTTCTTGCTTAAAATTTTCATTCCACATCGCCTCCTTTCAAATCTCTTACAACTTTAATTTTCTTTCCGCAATTATTGCAATAAATATCAATTCCTGTCGCACAACAAATTCTTATTTGTCCACAACCAGTATGATAAACAGGCAATCCGTTAGGTTTATCAACAATGTGCCATTCGCAATATTTGTTTTCTTCTTCCTCTGCAATTTCAATGGCAAAATGAAGTATCTGGTCGTATTCTGCATAGTTGTTTTCTTTGTATGTCTTTTGCAAATTCTTTAACTTATCCGAAATCACACCCATCAATCATCCCCCACTTTCAATAACTCCATAAACTTCTGATACTGTTTCTGCGACACCTTATTGCCAGCCTTATCCTCTCTAATTTCGATTTTAAGGTGCTTTTCTGCGATATGGGATAATTCCCTTGCCAATACTTTTTTGCCTTGCTGTATGCCCTGCATATAGCCTTTAGGTGCTTTTCTTTCTCCGATAGAACCACTTGCACGATTTTCTCCCTGACCGCCAAGGCTGACGTTTCTTAATTGATATCCAGTATCTGCATACAATTTGATGAAGTGCTTCTCTCTTTCATCAAGCTCGCTTTCTGGGAAATTAAGAAACTCCACTCTCCATCCATGAGGGTTCTTCTGCTCGTCATATAACTTGTGCTTACGCAAACTAAGGTCAATATGTTGCTCATACCCTGTCATATGGCTTGCTAATCTCGTAAGTATCTTTACCGCCTGTCCAATGTAAGCAAATCTGAATCCGTTTTCATCTTCCCGAAGAAAGAAGTAAATTCCGCTTTCATCGTTCAGTTCTGGATTCAATTTCAACAATTTTTTCTTGTTTTCACTTTCAATTGCTTTTGCCCTTGCAATGTTCTGATATCTGCTCAAACTTATCACTTCCTAACTTTAAATTTACTCCCACCCATTTTCTGATATTTACTTATTTTTTGACACATAGATGTCAGATTTCAAGATACAGAATGGGCGAACACCGGTATGGGTGCGGCAATAACTGGCGCCGACGTGGCCGTCCGGCGAAACCGTAGCGATTGTTCTAACATTACCATTTTTATCTGAACCCCAAGGCGTGCAAGTCCACCACCAATCATCCAAATCTTCATTTGGGATAAATTCATGGTATTTTCTAACCTCGTCAAAAGTCATCGGACGTACTTTTGACATAAACATTCCACACTCGTTTTCTCCGCAAACAGAACGCAAGTCGCATAAGTTTCCGACAATATTTTCTGCTCCGACTTCTTTTTCAATGATTGGCAAAATTTCATCTTCGATTTTGTCTTTCAGAACGGAAGCACGATAATTTCTTGCATCTGAATCAAATGCTACGTTTTCAATCATGAAATTCTTAGATACAACACCTGTTAAATCAGAATCACCGCCATTAACCTCAAAAACTTGCTCCAGAATGATAAATTCATGCTCTCCAATCATAAAAGTTTCGCCCGGTTTTAAATCTTTAAGTTGCACCTTTTCTTCTTTTTCTTCCGCTTCCAGTCTTGCGACCAGATCTCTAGCCATTTCCAATGTCGATTTATTCATTTTGTTTCCCCCATTTCTTTTAATTAAACGGTAATCCATCTTCGATTCCGTCTGGAATATTCATAAAATCATCATCGGCACCATTTGTCTGTGCCGGCTGATTCTGATTTTGTGTTTGATTGTTACTTTGTGCCGATTTTCTTTCTGCAAATTCAACTTCTTCTACTATAATCTGAACGGAATAAACCTTTTCTCCGTTTTTGTTGGTATAATTGTTGTTTTCAATTCTTCCAACAATCCCCATTCTGCTGCCCTGCCGAAAATACTTCTCGACAAATTCAGCGGTTTTACCAAATGCGGTACAGTTCAAGAAGTCAGCGCTTGTTTCTCCATCTTTGGCGAATCTACGGTTTACCGCAAGGGAAAATCTAGCAACCGCCATCTGTTTTTCCCCTTGTGAATATCTGATTTCCGGATCTCTTGTAAGATTTCCAAGCAAAATTACTTTATTCATTGTCAGATTCCTCGCTTTCTTTTTCCTGTTTTCTTTTAAAAATTTCCAATATTTCTTCCGCAATTTGTTTTTCAGATTTAAAAACATTTTCAGCACAACGTCTCATTAGTTTTTCTGCGGTTTCCTCGCCAATTTGCGCTTTCATAGATTTATAAATCGCATTTCCAATGAAAGTCCATTGTGCCATTAAATCATTTTGGTTTCCTTTAATTACCACTTTTTTCTTATCAAATTTAATCATTTCAATCTTCCTTTCCTAAAATTTATTTTCTGTCTTAATATCCGCCGGATTTTTTCATAACCTTTTTAAATTCTTTGGTAGAAATTCCATATATTTCTATGTATTCATAGTAATAACTGTGCAATACAACTATGCCATCCTGATTATAAATAATCTCTCTTTCATCACCTGAAAGAGATGGAGAATTAAACATCTGTATTCCGTGCTTAAATTCATTTTTCAAAAACTTAATTAGTTTTTTTATTCTTTTTTCTGTTTTCAAAACGGACATTCATCTCCTTTCTTTAAAATCCATTCTTTGTTAGGCTCTGCAACGTCCACGTTTGCCGATTCAAGAACCGATTTAACCTCTTGCATACATTCTTTGGGGTCTGCCGATTCTTTGCTCATATGGCACAGTATGACGTTCTGCAATGTGCTTGAATTGTTTGCGGTTACAAAATCTTTGACTGTTTCCAGTTCCATGTGCCCTCGAAAAACGTGTTCTCGTTTTCCTGCCACTTTGCTTAGGTACTTCTTTTGGTAATTGCACGAAACCAAAATGTGATTTAGGTTTCTGAATCTCCACTTGACAAATTCCGTGTCGGTCACGTAAAGCAAGTTACCCATTTCTGGATGGCTGATAATGAATCCGTAACACGGACACTCGCTACCATCCGTGTTTGTGTGGCAAAACTTTCCATCCTTATCTTGCATAGGAACCGTAGAAATAAGAAATGGTGCTTTCTTGAAATTCATTGCCTTGTAGCACTCTTCGTAAGGCTTATAAACCTCAATTCCAATCTCTTCAAGTTCTTTTGCCGACTTACTATGGTCTTTGTGGTGGTGGGTAACAATGCACCCAGCCACACACCGCAAATCGTAATTCAATCCTTTTTTTATCTCTCGGATTGAAAGACCACAATCAAGGATAAGGGTTTTGCCATTGCTATCAGTCAACAGATAGCAATTACCGCTACTCCCGCTACCAAGGCATTTCAAAATCATTCCTGCACCTCTTCATCTTCCGGAAACCGGAAATACAGAAAATCTTCTTTGTAAAGAGTAAAGTTTTTATAGTTCTCTCTTAACTTTTCCATGACCTTAATTGCCTTTTCTTCGCTTGAATAAGAAGCGATTTTAAAATCTTCGGAAATTCCCGATTCAACTCCAATAAGGTTTTTATTCAGCCAGTAAATGCCATCACTATACCGCTGAATTACTACTTGATCGTATGGAACATCAAATGTTCCGTCTTGGCTTATCAGTCTCATTCTTCGTCCTCCATAAATTCCGGTTCAACTGCTGCCGATTCAAAGTCTTCTGAATTAGCACCGCTAGAAATCTCCTTTTCGACTTGCTCCTGCATCGTTTCCAACGGATATTCCTTAAAATCTCCGTCAATAATTTCTTCCTTGGTATAAAGTCCCATTGTAAGTTCTGGACAGTTCAATCTTGCAAAAAATGATGCGGCTCGATATCTCAACATCAACTGTGGCATCGTTTTCCACTTTGAACCGTTTTTCTTTGTCCATCCCTCGGCATCTGCCATATCCATGTCAACTACCATGCCGTCAATTCTTCTTCCTGCTTTCATTGTCCAACACTGGCAAGAAAAAGGCTTACCGTTTTTCTGCTTTTCATCGTACTGCAATTCAATATCATAATTTCCGCTATTGTTTACCTGCGCAATCAAAAACTGTGCGCTCCAACAAGGTTTTCCTTGGATTGGATAAAGATTCTGCATTACCATCATTGGACTTACTTTCATTCTTTGTGCTTGCTCAATAGCAATCAAACAGTTTGACGAATTGTTCTGGTATATCGCTGGAACAATAGTCGATGCTGACAATGCCTTTGCCATCTGCATCGCCATAACAAAATTATCCGATGTTCCAAAAATACCAAGGCTATAATCCGTTACCTTGTTATTATGTGCCGTTACTTCCTTTTTTTCTTCCTGTACAACTACTTCATTCTTCTCTGCCATGTTTTTTACCTCTCTTCCTTTACATATTCAATAATTTCAACCTTTTCTCCATCTGGAATCTCATCGCAATCTCTTATCCTTATAAGCATTTCCTTATCTACAAAAGGTGAATACCCTATATGGAAACAACAACCAAGCTGGTCGTCAACAATCGGAACCTCTGGAGATGCACTTCCATCTTTAGCACGAATGATAACAGTATCTCCGACCTTTAACTGTCTTCCGTGGCAATCGACAAGGTTTGTTTGTTTTCCAATAGTTCCATAATTGACTTTAAAAACCTTCGTACATTCAAGATGTGGCTTAAATTCATTTTTTTTAAGAAATTTTAAGCCAGGTTCTCCGACCAAACAGCACATCTCCCGATTGGTGTCATCTTGAATTACTATTCCTTTGTAATCATAAAACTCAAGGTCTCCAATTGCGACAATTCTTCCAGTTAATCCATTTGGGGGAAGAGAGCCATAAGTATATCGAGTTGCAGTTTTTAAAGCAATTTTATTTTCGATAAAGAAATACTCATTATTTGTAAACGAATATCCATTATCAATAACCTCTACAATATCTCCAACCTTAAATCCCATAATCATTCCTCGCTTTCTCTTAAAATTTCTAATTCACGTTCTGCTCTTTTAAGTGTTCCTTTTGCTATGTATACTTTTTCTTCTGCTCTTTCAATAAACTTCTTCTTAGCATACTCAAAATCAGGCGTTGTAAGAATTAAGAAATCGTTTACAATACGACCAATATCATCTTTTTCACATTTGTGATATAATTTGGAAAACACAATGAACAAGACCTGTATGTTTTAGGCTTTTCCTCTGCTTCGCAAATTTCTACTGAAATGCCTAAATTACCATATTGTTTGCTTGTGTTTGCCGTGTAAAAATACAGTTTCATATCACACCTCCTTAATTTCCAGTTCCGCATTGTTTGATACTGCCAACATAATCAACTGGCTTTCCACCATTTCAGCAACTTTCTTCTGATTTTCCTCGTCCAATGATTCCAAATCATCCAACCAAATCGGACAATTTACACCGCTGATTTTCTGAATCGAACGACAGATATCTACTCTGCCAAGGATTCTGTTTCCCTTGTTGGACATCGTTGTCAAAATAGACTTGCCGTCAATCATCGGAACGCAAACGGATTTATAATTTCCGTTCTTGGCGGTTTCGAACAACTGCCAATTGACAATTCCAAACTTAGAATTGATTTCTTCCGATAATTCCTCGTTTTTGGCTTTCTCCAGTTCTTTCAGCAAATCCAAGATTTTCTCTGCATCTGCCTTTTCCTGTTCTTTGTCAAATTTAGACTTTTTCAATTCTTCCAATCGGATTTCGTCTGATTCCGTATTGGCAGCGGAAATTTTTCTGTCCACTTCTGCCAATTCAGAACGGATTCGTTCTTCTTCTGTTTTTAATTCCGCTTTGATGTCTTTGAGATCCTGCATTTTCTTCATTGAATCTTCTCGATCAGCAATTTTTGATTCAATCTCTTTGTATTTGTCCGACTGCTTGACATCAATTGGCTTGATAGATTCCAATTCTTTCTCAACGGAATCGTATTCAGCAGTCAGTTTTTCCGATTCCTCATTTTTCTTTTGGATATTTTCCTCAATGTTTTTCAAGAGGATTTTTGAATCGTCAATTGCTTTCTTTAAGGCATTCCCTCTTTCCACAATCTGTTTCAATTCATCCGCTTTGTGGCTTTCAAATTCTGCCCGCATTTCCTCTTTTTTCTCTTCCGGGTATTCTTGACCGCAATAAGAACAAACAAGGCTTGATTCGTCAAATTTCCGCTCATTTGCAATTTTCCATAACGTTGCCTGCTCGTCTTTCTTCCGCTTATTGTCCGCGATCAATTTTGTTTGGAGTGCCAAATCGCTACTCAATCGTGCCAATTCGCCCTTGCATCGCCCGATTTTTCCAAGAATTTCGTCTTTTTTGTTCTCCAATCCGTTCTTTTTGGATGCAATTTCTGAATTTGCTTTCTGCTCCATGCTTGACAGTTCGAATTTCAGATTCATAACATCGTTGACCGCGTTCTCAAACCCATCAATCAATTTATCATTGTCTACCTGCACCTTGATATTCGCATCAAGTTTTGATTCCAAATCTTTTTTGAAAAGTTCAAAGTCGGAAACATTGGTTTCCTGCTTGCTAGCGATATCTCTCTGCTTTTCTTCAATCTGCCCCTTTAATATAGGAAGAGATTCGTCAACGTCTTTCACTTTCTTCTGATTCATCGCCTTGATTTCCTCTGTGGTGTAGTTCTCCAAAAGAGAAGAAAGTTCCTGCAATCCATCCGTTTTCTTGTCGATGTCTAAATCAGTCGTAGAATCTACTGTCTTAAATAAAAAGTCTCGCATATCAGCCGGTTTCTGATTCAGAAACCCATTGATATTGGTTGACATTTTTAGAACAGACATATCAATACCAAGATATTCCTCAAACTCTTTCTTTGTCTTTAGAACATCGTTTATGTAGTATTCGTTATTGTCCTTGTAAGTAGTACCGTCTTTGGAACGCTTGCGTTTCTGCACTTTACGCATGGTAACTTCTTTTCCATCCACGTCAAGTACCAGTTCCACGGAAACTTCCTTATCCTCAACCGGCTTTCCGTCAACCTCTCTGCGTACTTTTGGGTTGCTTCTTAATTCGTAGTCACAGTCGAACAAACACCACATAAAGGCATTGACGATTGACGACTTTCCCTTGCCGTTCTTTGCCAAAATTTTGGCAATCTGCGGAAAATCAAGCATTACCGTCATGTAATACATAAAATTTTCCAGAATCATTCTTTTTAACTTAATTACCATCTTACTTATCCTCCTTAACCTCTACAAATTTCCCATTTTCCAATCTATAGAATGTATCTGCTTTAATTATTTCTCCGTCAACAAATTTCGTTTTTACGCATTTTGGAATCCATCTATCTTTTTCAAAAGATTTTTCCCATTCAGAAAGAGTAATCCAACTTCCTTTCTTTGCTCTCACAATTGAATTGTGACCTGAGCAACATATGACCGAATCTTCTCCTTCTGACGTGATCTTTGCGTAATCTCCGGAACTGCCAATCTGTGCGGAATTTCCGGAACTGCCAATCTGTGCGTAATCTCCGGAACTGCCAATCTGTGCGTAATCTCCGGAACTGCCAATCTTTGCGGAATATCCGGAACTGCCAATCTTTGCGGAATATCCGGAACTGCCAATCTGTGCGGAATTTCCGGAACTGCCAATCACAGTTTCATCTTCTTCATCCGTTTGTTCAATTTTGGTCTTTTCAAGAATAAACTCAATACAAGCATTGACAAATCCGCTAAATGATAGTTTCGCACCAATTTTCAGTTTCTTAGTACAATATTTTTTATTATCATCTGTCAAACATTCATCCAAAGCCACCACTTCTGCAAACTCGTTAAAACTTCCATCGGTATTAACTAAATCATAATACTCAAGGACATCAAATGGATTTTCGCAAAAGTGCATTCCACTTTTACAAATTTCGGCTGCTTCCTCTTCGAAAACTGTATTTTCCTTGTATTTCTTTCCTCTACAGACCAGTCCTTTATCAAAACCTTTAAAACCTTTCATTTTTTTCTCTCCTTTCCTAACGATATGTTCCGGGCTTACCACACACAAGGCTTCCGTCCTGCTTTCTAACAATCGCTCCAATTTTGATAAGCGATTCAATCAATGCTGGAGGAATCGGTGTCGCTCCCTCTGCCTTGATTTCTTTTTCCTTACTCATGGTTTCTTCTCCTTTCGTCTTGCTCGTCATCATCGTCATGCTGAAACATTGACATTATCAGCGATACGATAACAATTCCTATAATCGTTACCGATACACCACACCAGAAAGGTGGAATGTACATAAGATCACTTCCTTTCCATATATACTTCTCTGTACTGTACACCGAATTTCTCGGTATCGGAATGTACGTCAAAGTATAAATCTATACTGTTTCCTTTTATTGCTCCACCGCAATCCTCTGCGATAAACTCTCCAAGTCCTTTTATGTGGACTACCGATCCATAAGGTATGACCTTTGGATCTACCGCAATCGTTCTTCCCTGCCTTGGAACAACTCCAGTTGAAGTCATTCTTCCGTACTTGTCCGAACAATCGCAACAAGGACAATATGCCGTAATTCTGTACGTTGTCCACTTTTTCCGAACAACTTTCTTTTTCTTGTGTGTCCTTTTCCTTTTTCGCTCAACACTTCTCGTCTCAACAGAGACTGTTTCAGTTTCTGGAATCTGAATTGTGCCGATTCCGACTAAAACCTTTTCCTCTGCCATTTCTGGATTTTCCAATTCGATTCCTCGGAATCCCCATATGCAGAAAGAAAACAGAAACGTTATAGCGACTAACATGACTTTTCTGATAAAACCACCGCCTAAACACATAAACGCAATTGTGCGTTGGCATCTGTAATCTGTTCTGCTAATACCCTTGGTGGCTCGTAGCAATCAATAAATTCATGCACGTCTGCTATGTATCTTCTTTTGATACTCTTATAGGTAGAAACACAACCAAACTCTCTTTTCAACTGATTCCAGATATCAGAAAATGCTTTGTTTCTAATGCTAGGGTCGTGGTAAGATTCGCTCTGTTTGCCACCAAGAATGTCAACAACTCTTCTTTTTACGTGTCTTTGGATATCCTCGATTTCGCAACCGTAAAGTGGCATATCGTTTTCCAAGGTATAAATCATTGTTTCCACCTTGTCCACACGTTCATTCAGTTCATCATTGCCCTGCGCCAGTAACTGAATTTTTTGAGCCGTTGTCATTGGCTTTCCATAAAATCCATTTTTTCTAATTGACGGAAGAACTTCTGATGTTATCCATTTTCTGAATTTCTTCGCATTCGGCTTGTCGCTTCTCAATATAACCGCATACAATCCGCTTTCTGTTATAAAATTCGTTTCTCCTGCACGCCCTAACTCAAACTTAGTGCGTTCATCGTCATCCAGCCTCTGTGCCACCTTTGACGGATTGCTGATTTCCAACGCTCTGCATATATCAATAAGACAAAACATCGGTTCGCCGTCTTTCATTACAGTACGAATTTCTCCAAATTCTTCATTTTTGAAGATTTCCAAATCGTTCATCTGAATCACTCCTTTCAAAAATTCAATCTAATTGGATTTATCTGGTACAAAAATAAAATCCATCGGAACACCGGAAATTTTACTCATTTCTCTCAATTGTGAAATACTAGGTTCGGTATTCCCTTTTTCCCAGTTTACAATCGTAGTATTCGAAACTCCGAGTGCTTTCGCCCATTGTTTCTGCGTCATCTTAGCGTTCACTCTGACCGCTTCAAGAGAAATCTTTGGCATTTTTCATTCCCCCCTTTCTTATGTCTTGACCTTAGTATAATTCAATTGAATTGAATTGTCAATACCTAAAATTCAAAATAATTGAATTTTGTATTGAATTTTTTTAAATTATAGTGTATTATAGTTATTGAAAGGAGTGAAAGAAATGACAGATGATGAGCAGAAAGCCATATTTGCAAAGAATCTTCTTCATTATATGGAGATAAACCAAAAGCAACAGACAGAAGTTGCAAAGGATTTAGGTTTTAACGCCACTACATTAAATATGTGGTGCAACGGGAAATCATTTCCTAGTACCGGCAAAATAAGAAAACTGGCTGATTATTTCGGAATTGGAATGTCTGATTTAACAGATAAAAGAAATTCCTCTGACGATAATAACATAAAGTATTCGGATGCTTGTATGAAAATTGGTTTAAATGATAAGAGGTTTAAGCAGATTATCATTGAGTATAATGAGATGCCTTTGGCAAGAAAGCAATTGCTTTGTGATTTCTTTGAAGAGTTTATCTTTTAAAAAAAGCGGGGTTATTTCCCCGCTTTTTCTTCATTAAATCCAGAAACAACAAATCCGCGTATCAGTATAAGAATTTGTTCATTTTGGATTTTTTTTACAGTTTCAATTATTTCTTCCTTTAATTCTTCGTTTTCATTTCCCATGTTGCCCTCCTTACGATAAGACAATTATAGAACATTTGTTTGTAATTGTCAATCATAAATTTGCAAGATTGATTGTTTCCCCTTAGTTTTAAAGTGAGGGGCAGAGTTACACAATGAACTCTTACCCCTCGCCAGAACTTGAATTGTCTCGTTTGAGACAATTTTATCTTACACCTTTTGGCACAAACAAGCAATCTTTTTTCATCGCAAGTTCGGTCAATTTTCGACATTCAAGGACTACAGTACGGACTTGAACACAAAACCGTATCTGCCTCCATACTTAATCTTGGCATATCCAAGTTTGGACTTGTAAAGCACTTCAACCTTTGAGCCTTTAGGAATTCGGCAAAGCATTTTGCTCGCTCTAAGAGTTTTGGATTTCCAAAGTTTACAATTCTTCTTTGTAATGCTCGTCCACGTTTTCTTGAATTTATCGGGCGTACCATATTTTTCTTTTAATTTTTTCGGTGTACTTCCCCATTTTCCAAGGTAAAAATGCGGATTGTCAATAATATCTTTCCAGTCGCCGCCCCACTTTAATCCAACTTTATTGGATTTTGCGATTTTAGCCACTTTCTTGATTGTAGCCGTATCATAAAGCAGTTTACTGTCATTGATGGCAATATCAAACGCAATACCCCACATATGCTGTGAACTGTATGTACTTCCTTTTGCATTGGTAACTACTTTTCCAGGAGCGGTTCTTCCTTTTGCGTAAAGCGAATCTTGGTACTCTTTTGTGCGGAATCCCTCTGTAATAATCAGATAAATTCCTTTTTTGTTACATTGTTTTAATAGCAACGTAAGTTTGTAATCCAACCAAGGATGTAATTTACTTCTGTCGATTCTAATATCATTTGTTGTTTTCATCTTCTTCTACCTCCTGTTCCTGTTCTTTCAGCAATGCTTCATACTTTTCCTTGTAAGCCATCGCCGTAAATTCGGTTTGAGCAAGTCGAACTTTCAGTTCCTTGACCTCGTTTGCCAACTTATCAACGATGTAATCTGCCATTGTAATTTCTTTGTTTTCCATTTTTCTAACCTCCTAAGATTTTATAATTTATCTCAAAACCAACGCCCTATAAAAATTGCGCTGGTTACTGAATTTACGGGAAGTGTGGCACCAGAATGCGTAGCCCAAAAAATACATCTGCTATATCCAGTTTTGCTGACGCCATCAAAACTGACATTTACAAATGGTGCTGACGTGTCAGGAACGCCGATTCCAGTAATAACCATCGGTGTATCTACAAATGCTAATGGGAAAGTTCTACCGTCTCTAGATTTGTAATACACCCCTTCTTTGTTGCTTATATCTGTAAGTGAAGTTACATTCCCCATTTTACTTCGATACTCAATAACAAGTCTTCCGTCTCGGTATTTTTTACAAGTAAAATTTCCACTTGTTGTCACTTCGCAACCGATTATTTCATATCCATTTTCAGAAGCATTGTCTTTATTAACAGAAAATATCGTCTTTCCATTCGGTTTAAAGTTAATCGAGGCAGGAGAGATAAGAAGCCTTTCTCCAACAGCCGTGTCCCATATCCGTAAGTTTCCATAAGTGTTATCAAGGAAATATCTCACGGTGCCACCTTGTGCATCGTCTAATCCGATTAAACCATTTGATATGACCGTTTTACCTTTTGAACCGTTGTTTTTTATGGTAAGTGACTTTACTGTCGTTGGAACGTTTATTGTGCATGATGGTTCTATCGTAAACTCTCCGCTTGAAGCAATCTTGGAATACCCCGAATCAATCTCGAATGCTACGCTACTTCCATTATATGGTGTTCCAGAATTTACTCCAAAAGCAAGGCTTCTTGTTGACAACCCCATAAATTTATCATAGTAATCATTTCCATGGTTTAAACTTTCAAGACGTACACCGTCAAATCCAAAAAAGGCTTTGTTTATTTCAGCGTTATTGACTGTACAAGTCAACGACAAGAAATCTTCTTCTTGATTAAATTTGGAATTTATTTCTGCTTTGTTGTAATATGTTGCAGAGGCATTTTCCGGAGTATATTCTGAATTTGATATCAACCTTTGGTCTTTCAATGTAAATCCAGCAATTTCTCCAATCTCCGCGTGCATATAGCCATCATAAGTAACATACCATTCATTTTCTATTTTAAGAGGGTCTTTTTTTGCTTTGTTAGCATAAATCGCATATGTTCTTCCATTTGCGTCTGTGTACGACTTGTCTGTGTTTATTTCAACTTGATATTGATACCCATTTTCTTCATATGATCCGACCAACCAATTGTCAAATATTCCAAACCCTCCAATCGTACCTTTGTTTACAGAAATACTTGCACCAACCAACGTCGCACCACTAATCACTCCAGTAGCAGTAATGTTTTGTGCAAAGATTTTTGACACAACAGCACTGTCAGCAAATATATCGTCTACGTCTAATTCATTGGCGGTAATCGACGATGCCACAATCTTGTCTGCATTGATTGTACGGTCTGTAAGTACGTAGCCGTCAAGAGTATCTACCGTTTTACTAGTCAGTTCTCCAAGATTATTTAAGGCATATAATAATCCCTTTTCTGAACCTTTAAGAAGTATTCTGTCAGCGACCAACGTTCCTGCCGTGATTTTGTTGGCATTTACTTCAACACTATCCAAAAAACCAGTAACGTGTCCATCTACGATTGTTGCCCTGTCAATCAAACCAACGTTAGCAAAAAATGTACCGACATTTGCCACATCAATATTGGAAAGTTCAATATTGGCATACTTCAAATCTGCGGTATCTGCGTTCAAATAACCTAATTCTGCTACTTTGGCACTAAGGTTATTTGTTGTTATTGCGATTGTTTCCAAGTTATCAATCTTTCCATCTACGACTTCTAATGAAGCAATCGTTGCATACTTGATATTCGCTTCATCAACAGTCAAATATCCAATGTCTGCAATTGATGCTTTAAGATTTTCGATGTATGCTTTATCTGCCGTCAAATCTTTGATAAAAGAACTATCAACCTTTGCAAATCCAATCGTTGCATCTTTGATTTTAGCCCCGGTCAATGTAGCATCCTTAATCTTGGAGTTTTCAATCTCTCCATCCTTGATTTTCGAGTTTGTGATTGACGAGTTGGAAATTTTACTTTCCGTTATGGCACTATCCTCAATCTTGCTACCATCAATGCTGGATTCCATTATGTGATTTCCTCGGATAGTTCCATCTACAATAAGGGCACCGGTAATTGTTGCCGCCTTTATTTTTGAACCGGTAATTGTTCCCTCTTCTATATTAGACCCTTTTATTGTCGAATCAGCAATAAGAGATCCGGTAATTGTTGAATCTTTTATTTTCGATCCATCAATTGTACCATCCTTGAATATGCTACCTCTAATCGTGCTATCCTCAATATTACTAAAAGTAATATTTGCATAATTCAATTCAAGACTTGTTTGTCTACCCTCTTGTGCCGCCGCCGCAGATGCCTGCGTTGAAACCTCTGTAGAATAACTTCCGTTGGATTCTATGTTGCAATTGCACGATATATTTGTAGTAAATCCACCATCCCACTCGTAGGAAATCTCCCCGCATAAAACATCTATTGGATTCTCTAACTCCGGCACCTTTACCTTTATAAGATTTCCCGGTGCAATATTCCATCCAAAATCAATCCCAACAAACGTCATATCGCACGTACGATACATCAAATCGCCTTGTCTAAGACAAGCAGAAGCACGACCGCCCGGTGTAACTCTCGTATCAAAAGTAGAACCATCACTTGTCCACCCAATCCAATCACAATTTATTGAATAATCGTATGGTGTTTTTCCATCCATGGATGATTGCGTAGCAAGCAACGTATTTGATACCCTATCTTCTCCAAGATAATTTACTGTGCAAATTCTTCCACTTGCATTAGGTGGGTTGAACAAACCAAGAGACCATGGTAAAAACAACAATGATATGGATTTCATTGCGTATATCTCTTTTGAATATTTATAGTTTGAATCCAAGTAATCAGACAAAACATAATTTTCTGTCTCTGTATAATTTGTTTTTTGCTTTATTACAACTCTATTTCTTACATCCTCATAAACATTTCCGCCAAAAAGTATAGCCAATCCAGAAAGCATATCTCTCACTGCAATTCCTGTGTCAATTGCTGACTGGTCTACATAATTTTTAATATCTTTTAAAAAACAAGCGCTTTTTCCGTCGAGAAACGATTTTTCTTCTTCCGATGTCAGCGCAGGAATAAATACAATCTGTTTACCAATTATTTCTTCCAATTTTGTTTTTATTTGTCGCAAAGTGTATTTTTGCAACACAGTTTCAAAAACAACCGACGTTGACATTGTCTGACCTATGGCGCTTTCCAAAGAAACAGAAAGTTTATCGCCACTCATAACTGGAGTTTCTTTTACGATAAACTGCCCGAAACTAATCCATTCTCCAAAGTGCAAAAAGAAAATTTCCATGGATAGTCCTTTGGTAATGCCACCTCTATAATTCATAGTAATGTTTGCGTTTTTAATATAAACATTACCAACGCCAAAAACACTTCCATCATAGCATCCATTGTAAATTTTGATGAAATCAATCTGTAATTCCTCATTGGTATATTCAATCGCTCCAATTTTTACTTTAACGTCCACATACTCCGTAGTCATAGGTATACTTGTCATTGTTCCACCGCCTCAAATGATATTGACTGATTCAACATTTTTCCGTTGATAAATCCGTATTGTTGCAAAGAATAATTATTGAAATAAACTGTTATCGTTTCCCATTCCCCAAACTCATTCGTGAATCCCAGTTTGTGAAATGCTGTTTTGTCGCACGTTTTGCTTTTAATCAATTTTAATTCCGCTACTGTGATATTGGGCGGAAACGACATTTTTATGCTGACCTTGTTATCCACAACCGTTCCTTGTGCTTTTGCCGTAGAGGTTCGTCGAAAGTTTGAACTCTGTACTTGGTTTCTTTTAATATCCACACCGCTAGCGGATGGACAAGCAATTTTCTGTCCGTCAATCTCCGGAACTCTATATGTCATGTCTTTTCCCCCTTTTTGCAATAAAATAGCACCTACCAAATAAGATAGGTGCTACATTGTTTATGCCAACTTCCATCCGGAACCTCGGCTTCGTGTAATCTGTTCGGCTTTCCCCATGATTGTTGTCGTAAGCTTCGTTCCGTCCAAATATACATCTCCTGTCTGCTGGCTTTGATTTTCTGATACTGCCTGCGATACCGCTGCATAGATAGCCGGTGCAAGCGTGTTTGTAATTGCTTGTGCAAATGCAGTAGTAATCTGTTCGTTATTAGCGACCGCGGTTTTGCCGTTATTGAATTTTCCGACAAGTTCTCCGTGATTAGCCATGAAAAGTCCATCTTCCGGGAATCCACCGGTACTGTACGTTGGAAGTTTTGATGCAAAATCCGAAAGTTTGGATAGTCCGCTTGTTTTTAATGCCCTTTCGTATGGTTTTCCCATATTTTTAGGGCTAAGATTATCCAGTATCTTTTTTTGCTCTTTCGTAATTCCAAACTGTATTGGTGCTTTAATTGGCGATAACTTTACTTTGGAAACTGCATCTTTAATTCTTTTTTGTAAGTTTGATGTATTAACACTTGTACTAACATTTACAGACTTGCTTTGTAGTTTATCAATTACATTTTTAACTTTATCTATAGAATCCGTTCCGCTTGTTTTAGCGGTAACAGAAACTTCTTTTGATGTAAGTTTTCCAATTGCGGCATTAAGTTCGTCAACGGATTTATAATTTCCGTCAACAACGTCTTTATATGCTTTCCATGTTATCTCGCCATTGTCAAGTTTATCTTGAAGTGTTTTTAACGCATTTTTTGAAGATTGCGTTTCGACACCAAGGTTTTTCATAGTTTTCTTTAAACTATCAGATGCCTTTTGGTAATCGCTAGTTTTTACTTTGGCATTATCCATGACATTATTGTTTTTACTAATCTGTGCGTTAATATCGGACTCTGCTTTTTTCAAAGTATTTACTTCCGCTCTTGCCGCATTTACTTTTGTAGCATATCTTCCAAGTATTTTGACTTGTGCTTGGTATTCTGCGCTATTTACTCCAGAACGTTTTTTAACGTTGTTTGCAATTTCCTGTGCCGCCGCAAGTTCTTTTGTATATTTTGCAAGTTTTGCCTGTGCTTCGGAAAGTTTATTTCCAGTTTCCTGCTTTTTCTCGTAAAGTTCCACAGAAGAATTGTATGCCGCCTGCGCTTTAGCCGCTCTGTCAAGATTGGAAATCAGACCATTCAACTCATCTTTGTTACCTTTGAATGCCCCTGTCTGCTTATCAATATTCTTTGACAACCCCGGAATTTCATCGGATAACTGTTTTGAGTATTCTTTCATTACGGCAATATCAGATGCTGTAGGGTTTGTCTTTTGGCTTAACTCATAGTATCTATTGGCTAATTCCTTTATGTTTTTCCCGTTTTCCAAATTGCCAGAATTGTTGATTTCCTCTATATCTTTATTTATCTCATCGGTATACTCTTTTGTCTTTTGTAAATCCTCGTTTGCTTTTTGTGCGTTTATATCTAACTTTGCCGGTACTTTGATTTCGTAATCTCCGGTGTAGTTGTAGGCATCTATCGCTTCGCTGATTCTGTCTCCAATCATTAGACCTGCGCCGATGGCCGCCCCAACTGCCAACAATACCGGTGCCGCCGCCGCGGCTATTCCTGTGGCACTCAATCCGCTTAATCCACTTGTAATTGCTCCACTTATTTTTGCTCCAAGCGAAACAATCGCCGTTTTAACAAATGTGATTTTAGACAAAATAAATGTTCCAATTTTGCTTGCGGCAAACGAAGTAGCGATTTTAGTTTTAAGGCTTTTTGCCATAGTTAAAGCAACTTCTCCCATCTTTTCTGTTGCCGCTTGCTTTAAACCTGCAAAGAAACCGGTTTTACCAAACAATCCTTTTATTGTTTTTGCCGCAAAAATCACACCAAAAACGGTACTTAATGCGCCAATCACACCGGCTGGATCTTCTTTCAATGCAGAAATTGCAATCGTCATAATGCTATTAAACGCATTTCCGATTGTTTTTCCAACGGAAGACCAAATTCCAACCCAGTCGATACTTCCAAGGAATTGACCGATAGATTTACCAACTTTCTCCCAATTCACACCGGAAAGTGCCTTATTGATTGATGTAAGAATACCTTTCACACTATCGGACAACGTTTTACCAAGTTCCTGCCATCCTGTCAGCCCAGTGTTTTTTCTTACCTCTCCCATTTCCTCAAAGAATCCGTTGATTCCATCTGCTATCTTTTGTCCAATACCGCTAAAATTAAAATTCGTAACCAAGCCAAAAGCAAATTGAATCATTCCACGAACTTTAGCACCAAGAGTTTTTCCGGCAAGTGTCATGTCCGCATTTTGAAGTGCTGAATTGATTCCAGTCGCTACAGATGTACCAAGACCAAGCCAGTCAAATGTAGTTCTGAACGTGTATAATGCCCCCATAGCCGTATTAAATCCATTGGCTAAAGTTTTACCCACGGTTTCCCAGTTAATGCCTTGTACCATGCCATTAAGGAACGTAGCAAGGGATTTAGCAAGTTTATTTGTTGTCGTCTGAATTTTACCCCACGGTATACTGTCAAGCCCGCTTGTCAGCCATGAACCAACGGATTTTCCAAGGCTGGTATAATCTCCGCCTTTTTTCCAACCGCCTAAAATGGCTTTTTTCAATTTAGCCGCTAACTCAACCGCTTTATTTTTGTTACTCTTAAAGGCTTTATCCCATATGCTTTCATATCCTTTAACTGCCTTATTGATATCTTCCGATAAATCAATTCCAGCACCACGACCGTTTTTCTTTCCGGAAGATGAGCCATCGTCTTTGTTATTTTCCTGCAATTTATTGACGATATCAAATCCCTGTAAGTTATCATTAAGTTTTTTCTGCTTTTTGCTTGCTTTATCAGCAGCATCGCCATAATCATCCAATCCGTCAACCGCATCGCTATAATCTGGTGTAGCCATTGATGTATCGTCATATAATTTTGCTCCGGTCAACTTAGCAACCCATTGTGCGAACTCCTGCAAAACCATAACTACGGCATTCAGATATGGATATAATTTTTGAACTACCGGCAAAAATATTTGACCTATGGTTCTGCTCAAATTCTTCAATCCAGCCTGCAACATTCTTACCTGGTTTGCGGGTTGATTGATTGTTCTAGCCAAATCTCCATATGCAACTTTTGATTGTTCCAACATAGTTAAAACACGTAATTTCATTTTTTCTTGCTGGCTCATGCTTGAAACACTTGCGCTAATTCCATGCGCTAATGCCGTTTGTGCCAAGCCTGCTTTCGTAGTGTCGATTCCATACTGGTATAATGCCCTTGATTGTCCAATCAATCCACTTTGGAAGTTATCCATTACGTCTGACAAGTCTTTATTAGACAATGACGACCAATCCGCTGACAACATACTCAATGCCTTTGACGTGGCAATAGAAGTTTCTCCAAGCATTCCGGCAGAGTTTGTAATCTGCGAAATTGCCGCATTGTAATTCATTACCTCGGTCAAATCCAAACCAAGATTGTGTTGCATATTGCTTGTCGCTTCTCCGGTGTCGTAATCAACGTTGAACCCAGTCATTTGAGTTTGTAATTTAGCAAACCTTGTACGGAAACTATCTGCATATGCTTCTGCGGAATCATAACCGGCTTTTTTAAACTGGCTCGCACTATCTTTTCCAACTTTATCCAATGCAACCGAAAAATAGTTAAATTCCTCGATGTAGTCCTGCATTGATCCGATTGCACCGCCAAGTGCCTTAACACCTCGAATTACCATGAAAAATTTAGCATAAAACATTCCAATGCTTGATGCTATGTTTTTGGATTCCTTGTTGAACCCTAGCATTCTCGTGACTACACTTTTGAAGCCATTACCGAGCCTTGACAAAACATTAGTGGTATTCCCACCGCTAAAAGATATGCTATTCAATGCACTCCCGGCTCTACTTCCGGCACTAGCAATATTTCCAATTGCCGTAATCAACTGCGTTGTACCTTGCGATACTTGCGGTGCATTCTGCATCGAAACCATAAAATCTTTTACCTTTTTAGCAAGGTAATCCAGATTATCAGCCGTCTGTTTCGTTCTTGTTCCAGCGCTAGCCAATCTAGCAATAGCATTTGTCAATTCAGATGTTTCTTTACTTACAACCGGCGCCCTTGACATCGACACCATAAAACTGCTCAGTTCTTTGCTAAGAAGCGGAAGTCCACTTGCCGATGCACTTGTTTTTGAACCGGCATTTGCCAATCTGCTGATTGCATTTACAAAACTAGCCGTTTTTGGTGCAACTTCTCCAGCGGAAGACAATGTAGTTATCATTTGGGCGATTCCATTTCCAAGACTTATAATTCCTTGCGTGTTTACACCGCCTTGAATTGATGATGTAAGCCTTGCCACCGCACTTACCATGCTATTTACATTTTTGTTATTAAAATTGACACTTCCAAGGGTTTTAAGTCCGTTCGCCATTGGATTTAAAGCATTCGACACCGCCGCCAATTTCTGACCGTCAAGAGTTTCAAATTTCTGCAAACCTTTTACAGTTTTAGTGAAATCTGGCATCTTCGTGTCTCTCATGCCTTTCATTCCAGCAGAAAGCATATTTAATCCGCTCGAAAATTTTGTCAATCCTTTTGAATCGACACTTGCTAACTGTTTAGATAAATTACCTAGTTTTGAGCATAGAACGTCAATCTCTTTATTGGCTTGTTTGGCTTTTGCTTGAATTTCAACTTCCAAACTATCTACTACAGCCATCCGTACACCACCAACTTTCCTTATATAATAAAAAAGAGGGCGACCGGACTTTTAATCCTTGTCGCCCTTTTCCTGCTTCATCTTTTTTAACTTTTGCTCGTTTTCAAAATTTTTCTGCATTCCAAGAAGCATCTGTAAAAATTCGTCTCGTTGTTTCTGGAGATCTTGTTCTCTCTTCGCTTCTCTTTCTTCTTCCGTAGCCAAAAGCGGTAAATCTATGTACTCTGCTTTTGATTTCTTGCCATTAAAAGCAATATCTATCGCAACAATAAATGCAGATATTGCATAATTTCCAAACCAATTCCACATACTCTCATCGTCTATTTTTTTCTTTAAGCGATGACCTTCAAGACAATATTTTAATTTCTTCGGTGTCAAATGCAGAAATTCATCTATATGGATTCCAATGGCAAATGCTTGTGGGAAATATTCTTCCCATATTATTTTGTGGAAGTCTGTTTCTTTTTGTGATCCTGCGGAGTTTTTACTTCTTTCTTGTTCTGCTTCTGTTCTTCCGCTTCGATGTTCGTTTCCATGTCTTCCAGCATCTTCGTTATTCCGCTCAAACCGAAAAAATCGTCTTCCTCCATACATTCTTTGATTTCCTCAAACAATGCGGCATAGTTCAATTTATTTTCTTTCATGTAGGCTTTCATAAGTTCTTTTGATTCTTTTGCATCCGTTGAGTGATGCTCCTGCAATCCCGCATGAAAAGCAACCACACAAGTCTTTGGAACGTCTCCTACCATGTCGGATGTACTTTCCATATACAACTCCAATTCTGTTTTTGCTGTTTCAGCACGTGCCAAGATATGTCCACCAGATGCCAACATGAACATACGTTTTACGCATTCCTCAATCTCTGCTGCTTCAAATGTAAATTCTAATATGTATTCTTTTCCTGCAATTTTAATCTTCTTCATATCGTTTTCAACCTTTCCCTTTCTTCCCATCTTTTTAATGGGAAAGGGGCAGTCCTAAGACCGCCCTTTCTTTGCTAAATCAATGTTTCTTCAAGTTCTGGCTCGGCTGTATCTTCATCGTACAAGCCAGTCACGACAGCCTTGCTCTCGTTATTTTCGGACTGGCTATTTATTCCCCCGAAAATTCAACCTTTGCGTCAAGTCCTTTGTACTCTTCAATTACAAGATTAAACTCTAAGGTCAAAAGATCGTTCTGTCCGGCTTCTGGCTGTGGAAATGCCGGTGGCAACTGTGCAACTACAAAAAACGCTTTTGTAAGACCCGGAATAATGGTCTCAAACCACATTCTTTTTCCACCAGTCAATCCATTTGCGGCTGTAAATACCTCTTCCCATTCAGTCTGTGTGTCGTCTGTAAGGTTTACTGTTACTGGGAAGGAGCCTCCTGTATCTGCTCTACCCTGAATATAACGAGTGATTGCGTCTTTTAATGCGGATGCGTCAATCTGTTCTGCTTCAACATTGATACCGCCAATTGCGTTAATTCTGGATAATTCTTTAAACGATGTCGGCTTTGTTCCGGCGGTCGTTTCAACACCATAACCAAAAGTAATGCCGAGCGTACTTAATCCTGCTACTGCCATTGTTATTACCTCCTTAATTTAATAAAAAAAAGCCTTTCGGCTCATTTTTCTTTATAATGTGTCGTTTGCTCCAACTACTCGTTGAAATCTTGCGGTGCTTCTATAAACTTCTTCGCCAAAATCTAACTCTGGCATTTGATTTACTTTAAACCGCATCTTCTTAAATATGTCAGCGACTACGGACATGACTTCTCTCGCGTCAGATGGATCCGTATTTGTCGTTACATCAACTTGAATCGTTTCCAAAACACCATTTATGTCTTGTCCGTCAAGTGTCTGCCCGATCTCCTGTCCGGGCAATTCATGTATGTAGACTGTAGGAAATTTGGGCTTGCTGCTTGCCTTTCCATTGTCTGTGATCTTGATGTTCGGATAATCGTCTTTAAGTATCTTTTCTGCCTTGTAAGATACCGTTGAATATACTTTCTTGCCTATAAGGTAAGCCCATGTGTTATCAACTTCTGCCATTTATCTGAACACCTCTTTTGCTATTTTTTTATATTTTGCTATGATCTCCGCACTTGCTTTATACATTGGCATCGTTGCCTTGACACCATGTGTATAATGCCATTTATTATCTTCTCCAAGATAATACCATCCATCTTCAAATGCGTGTATCTGTCCGGGATATGTTCCAACACCAAAACCGAAATCATTTGCTTTTGGATTCGGAATCTTGTTGTAATGAATACCGGCACCAAACTCAACCGCAAGCACCGTATGAAACGGTTCTCTTCCCTCTACTTTTTTTACTTCTCCAGTCGCAAACAGAATAGCCTTACAACCCATGTTCTCTGACGTTGTATTTGCCTTAAATGTGATTGAATTTCCTATAGGGGATTCATTTATCGCTTGTAATGCTACTTCCTCTCCTACGGACGCACAACGCGCCACAAAAGCATCACATTTTGTCTGCAACTCGTTTTTGTAATTTTGTAAGTGGTTTATTGTGTCCTGTATTGAACTTTGTGAAAACAAGTTCATTTTGATTTTCTTTTTTGCCACAAAACCACCTACTTTACATTTCTTTGCAAAAGGAATAAATCAACTGTCAATCCCTCATCTGCTACACCTTTTACGGTATAATCAGCAGATTTTGGATCTGGGAAACCATCTGAATCATATTTTACTTCCGAACGTTTCCAAATCAAATCGCCTGCCTTGATTGGAAGATACCCTTTATCCGTTACAATCTGTGCATAATTAGTGGAATCATCTACACCAAACTCTTTCATAAGGACTTCGGACAGTTTATTATTGATGCTTGCATAAAAGGTTTTTGGTTTTGCAAAACCATCAATTTCCTTTTCAATCATCGGAATTTTTTCGCCGTCCACATCATAGTAAATGATGTTTCCCTCTTTATCTTTTTGGTAGATTTTTACGTTTGATTCAAGGCAAGAGTATGTCATTTCCTGCTTATTGATTTTAAGCATTTGGCTTTGCCTTTTTATAAATCTGGTTTACTCCGGTACTAGCCAATCCAGAAACAATTCCTACCGAAATTGCATTCAAAATATCGTTTGCCGGAAAGTCTGGGATGACATACAATCCTACCACTCCAAGGATTCCACCGAAAACACCGACAATAACCGGAATGTAATTATCTTTGATGCCAGGAATAAGTTTCGCACCAATTCCAATCAGATAGCAAATAACTATGATTGCTATGCAAGTTCCAACTTGTGTAAAATCCATTATTCTTTACCTCCATTTTTTAGTCTTATTTCCTTTATCTCTTCGTACATTTTTGTTGCCATTCCATTTCCTCCAAGTGCATGATATGCGTTGTACATTTCTACGAAATTTTCATACGCATAACTTGGAATTTCTCCCAATTTCATGTACTTATCGTGGTATTCTATGAGTTGCACACGCAAAAGAAGCATTGTACCTTTGCTATTTGCATCCCTGTCTTTTTTCTGCTGCTTTAGGAGCCAAACAATATACCCTAACAAAATAGGCAACACAACTGTGTAAGTTTGTAACAAAAATTCTTTCATTCCATATCTCCTTGTTTTGGCATACTGCCCTCCACCACTTTCTGTATGCCGCCTGCTACCAAATGGTAACGCACATTCTTCTATAAAAAGTTGACAAAAGGATATACCCCAACAAACAAGTCGTTTCGGTCTTTCCAGTTCCTGCTTACTCCATTCTCTGTATAAGAATCCATGAAACTTTCTCCTGCCTGTGAATGATCGTATACAACGAGATTTACTATGACATCATTAAATCTCTTTAAATCGTCACGAATCTGTTCTTCCGTATATTCTTTTGGGTACACCCTTTTTCCAATCAATTCATTCTCTGCCTGCTTAATCAACTGATTTAAAAGCGGATTTTCTTCTTTGTGGTCGAATACTACTTTGTCCTCGCCATCCTCATTCTCAATATGAAATTGTTCTAATCTGATTTTGACTTGTTCTAAAATACTATATTCTTCCATAGAAGTCACCTCTACAAATCAAATTTTTCAATAAGAATTTTTTTCAATTCTGAACCGCTGATCTCATCTGCATTTTCAATTTCTTGATCTTTTGCAAGTAACTTCAAATCCGATGTAGACATTCTGCTAATTTCAGTTTTTGTATAATTTAATGAAGAGGTTCCTTTTTCAATCGGAACCTCTTCGTTAGGCATATACCACTTGCCGTTATATTTAACTTTATGGTTATATTTCATATTGACACCTCTTACGCTGTATAGCACTTAATAACATATGTGCTATCCATTCTTTCATAAGAAGGAAGAACAATTTCCGAAACCGTTGTTTTTGTCTGTACCGGATCACTTGTAGTAGTTACAGATACAGCAACACCAGTATTAACAATCGAAACATCAGCTTCTCCGCTTCCCATAAGTGTTCTTTCTTCTGGCGTGGTGCCATACCAAGTATTACCAAGACTACCGGCAGGAATAAGTGTCGCAAATCCATCCGGATAAAATTTTGAAGCAACACCAGATTCATTTTTATACTGTTTAGAATAAACAATAATGCTGATTCCAAGTTCGTTTGAGAAAACTTCTTTAACTCTATTGTCATTCATAAACACATTTGCTGTTGAATTCTGCGAAAGAATAGCAGATTTAATTTTTTTATTCTGCTTCAAGTAATCCATTGTTTTACGAGAAACAATCATGATAGACGGTCTTTCTCCCGTCTTTGCTTCAACCGCATCAAGTGCAACAGCCACATCATCCATAGGATCTGAATTGGCTGTATCGCTCCATACATCTGTAGACGAATCCGTCAAATCAGCATAATTGTTTGTTTCATAATCTCCATTTGGATCATAGTTGTAAGCATATGTAACGCCATTTGCCTGAATAGAAATTTTAGGGTGTCCGTCAGATGGTGCCAGCAACTGCATAATCATACGTTCTGGAACAACATTTGCTCCATCAATCAGAGTATTGGCATCATCAAAAATTCTGCTCAGCACTTCTGTCGCATACGGATCAGTGCTGTCTTTCACGCGCATGATTTCCTGCTCGTCTGCCTCTTTGATCAGCATTGATTCACGGAAAAAAGCCATTTCCGTTTCTGTCAGTTTAAATCCTTCACGGCTTCTAAGCGTAGATACCGCATCAAAATTTGATGGTGCAAGAGAAACCGGAAGACCTTTTGAAGTTTTAATCCATTTCAGATCAAGCCCCATTTTCTTTTTTGCCGGAAAAAGACCAGCACCAAGATAAGAAATTGCATTACTTGCTACTTCTGTATTTACAAGCGCAATTGATTTTGCACTATAAGCATCTCTAATATTCATTTTATCCTCTCTTTCTACCGATAAATATTACGGTCAATTTTTACTCAAATACAATTAAAGACAATGCCGTTTTTACACCTTCTGCAATAGTAATTCCAGAGTTTGCATTTGCATTTGCTTCGTTTACACATGCAAATGCTTTTACAATAGTTCCGTTTGGATTGGAATCATATACATCTGTAAGCAAAATTCCAACTGCTGCACCATCAGATGTTCCTGCATTTACTTTCTTTCCAGCAGCATCAATTGGATTTCCCGCCTTACAAACACCGTTAGTAAACGCGCTATCGTCCAATTTTATTTCTTCAAACAATTCTCCACCAAGTTTTCTTTTAAGAATTTCCTTTTGCGTAGTAACGCTAGATTCTTTAAATCTCATGTTTTACCTCCTTACAAATAACTATCAACAACTGATTTAGCAGCATCATTTGAACCGGATAGTGTTTTTCCGATTATTTCTGCTGTTTTTTCAGCATCTGTTTTATCTTTGTCTTTTCCTGTGCTGCCGCCGCCTGGGATATCCTGATTTTTAGCAATCTCTTGTTCCTTTGCCTGTGCCGCAGCCGTTTCTTTTTCGGACATAATCTTTCCAAGTTCTGCATAGTCAATACTTCCATCATCTTTAACAATGGTTTTCGCTTGATCCGCAGTAATTTTAAAATTTGTCATTGCCGCTTCTCTCTGATCTCTAATTGCATTAGATTTCTGCATTTCTGCTATTTGCTTATTAGCAGTTTCTAAAGCTTTGTTTGCTTTTTCAAGTTCCGTAAGATTTCCAACTTCTAATTCGTCAATCTTTTCCTGCAACTCGTCAGCCTTTTCAGCTTTTTCTTTGTACTGCTTTGCCTTATCTTTTTCTTTTTGGGTCTCGCCATTCAATTGATTCAGATAATTACTGATCTGATCTTCTGTAGGCTCTTCAACTCCAATTGAAATAAGATTTTGCTTTGCCTGTTCTCTTGTCATAAGATTACCTCCGTTCACTACGCTTTTTTACGTTGTTCGCTCAACATGTGATTTCTCCTGTTTAACGCACAGGTGCATATTTTATAAAATAAAAACAGCCACCTTTTACTCGGCAACTGTTTCATTTTGCTTATTATTTATTTGATCCACTATGTTTTGAGCCTTAACTTCCTGCTCTTCTGCATCGTCAATTGTTTTGTAAATATTGTCAATATAAGGCTTCGATAAAAGAAACGTCTTTTCTGCATCGCCCCACAATCCAACCGTTTTGATTGCAATAATTGGATGTATTCCGGCTTGCAAAAGAACGGTCAATGTCTGTGCCTTTGTGTACATATTATCTTGCGGACTATGATTTATCTGCACGTCAAAGTCTCTAACAGAAATTCCTAGGTCTTCACCAGAAAGTCTTATTACATTAAGTGCAACTACCGCAAGCCTTTTTTCCGACGTTTTAACAATTGGATCTTTTAGTTTTGCTCTTGTCTTTGAGAAATCCCAACCGTTTCTTAATTCTACGGCTCCCTGCGTATCGCCTCCGGTATTTCCCTGTTTATTTGGAATTGCCAGAATTGAAAGAGCATTATCCCATAAATCTTCTTTTGCCACCTGACATTGACTTTGATTCAATTCTTGTGTCATTATGTCAACATCAGATTTATTGTCTTTATTTATGGACTTTACTACTAACGCATGGCTTTCTTTCATTTTTCTAAATGTTTCTTCATCAACTTCACAATTTATAAACTTAACCCAGTATTGAACAAACTGTTCGATGCCATCCATTCTGTTTGATTGCATATTGTTTATTGAATCCAGAATACCAGAAACAAGTTCGATATCTGATATTCTTTCATGGTTATTCGGAAACTCAACAATGGGAATTTCTCCATAAGTGTGAAGTTTTGATTCAATAACCTTGCTATCAACTATTCTAAATGACATTGTGTTACTAAATGCCATTTTATAGAATTTTCCTTTTTCGTCTTTTAGTTCCTGCACCGCAAGAATTGGTTCTTCTGTGCTTTCGTTGTATATAACAAACGTATTGATCGGTGTTGGTGCCACTATCCGAAAAGGAATGTCTCCATTTTTAGGCTGTATCGCTTTAAAAGATGTTCCAGTAGCCGATTGCCATTCTCCAGCCTTAATGTCTTTTTCCTGCTTGTTAGCATCTGACATAAAGTCATTTAATGTATCAACTGCTTTATTTACCTTTTCATCATCTTTCCTACTGATAAACTGAACCGGTTCTCCATATGTCTGTCCAACCTTAAACTGTACAATCTCATACGCATGATTTTCTACAACTTTGTTGGTTATATCTTCGTTCGTTATTTTTTGGCGATAAAGTATTGGCTGATCCCCCTTGTAGTAATCCCACAAATATTTGATTACTGATTTATTCCAGTAAAACACACCAATACATTTTCCAATAACTTCAACTACATTGTCACGAGTTATGGATTCCGCGCTTGTATATGCAATTTTTCGTCCATACTGTCCTTTGACAATCTCTTGAAGTTGTACACGGTTCATTTTTACACCACCTAAACAAATCTCATTCCGCTTGAAGTCGTTCGTTCAAGCATTTTCGTTACTGTCACTTTTGCCGTTACCGGGTCATACAAAATTCTCTTCTTGCACTTTTTACAATTAAAAGCCAGATTCATTTTTGTGATTCCGTTATGGCTTCCTACTTTTCTTCCGCACTGCGGACAATATACTGTAACCATATGCCTTTCCCCTTGCAATAAAAAAGGCACCGCGTTTTGCGATGCCAAAAATTTTATTTATTTCCTAGTATAATAATATCACAACTTATATGTGACATTCCATGACATCTTTTATTTTTTTACAAATATTCATCACCGAATTTTTCTTCAAATTGGCGCAATGCTTTTCCGTGAAGCCGAATCGTTTGTCTGTAGGAATAATCCATTTCTACGGAAATCTTTTCAAACGATTTCTTTTCGATGTAATGGGAAAAAAGCACATTATAAACGTTTTCGTTTTCCATACTATCAATCTGACTAATGATTTTTTGTTTTTTTTCAGTAAAATCATCAATTATCTTATCAAGATTTTTTTCCATTTCATCAATTTTTGCATATGTGTTTCCAATACGATCAAAGTTTGGCGTATTTTTTACACGTTCTTCGGTTGACACTGCAGAAATACTACAAGACAATTCTCTTAATTGAGATATTTCTGCCAATTTGTTGTTTATCATTCGGTTCAATCTGCTTATTTGGTTTAAATATTCTTTTGTTGTCATCAATAACACCCCCTAAATGGATTTACTGTTGCTTCTACTTTTGCAACTTTATTACCTTGTGTTATTCTTAACGCAAAGTTAGAAAACACATCTGGAACATCATCTAACTGCTTTCTCCCAGAAACAGAATACTGTTTTAGCAACGACATCATTACTCCATATGGTTCGTTAGGCTTATACAATGATGGATCCTTGAATATTACGTGTTGTAAAATCCAGTTAGAACACTGGAAAATTCTTGCTTCTTTGTTTGTCTCTGTCGGTGTGTCTGTAATATTGCATATCCATCCTTTGCTTTCGACACGTTTATTTACTTCCATACCAACGCGGTCTCCACCAGCATTTCTCTCAAACTCGCATTCCTGCACTTGATTATTCACCAGCACATTAGCGGAATTTTCATACTGCATCTCATAATCCGCCGTATTATCACACACACAATCGACGCAATAGTAATCTTCTCCATATTTCTGCAATACTGGAAGTACAAAATAGTCTGTTCCTTTCCCCTTTGTGTCGCATTGGCTGGTAATAATCTCCGGTTCTCCGTGTGGCAAATTGAGATATCTTCGAATCTTGTCTTCTGGAAACAGTAAGCCTTCTCGCTCGATTGGATCCTGCTTGTACAGACAACGATAAGAGATTTCGTCCATAAGTAACTGTATGTCTTCAAAATCTTTTACAGTATATCCACCAAACTCAAAGTCAAAATTGCTCTCTCCAGTTACTGGATCAATGTCTGGTACTGATATTACTTTTACTCTTTTGTTTCCCTCATAGGCCTGTATAATGCGTCCAATGACATCGCGGACACTCCACCTCGTAGCAATATGTATCTCTTTACATGGGTTTCCATCCTCGTCCGGAATCTTTCTCTGTCTGGCATCTACAGCATATTTTCCCCACAACTTATCAAGGTAAAGTGGATTTAATGCTTCTTCAATTCCACCGATCATGTCATCTACAAGCAAAAATTTATTTGCACGCACTTTTCCGGCATTCTTACTTCCAACGGACGTACATTGAACAGACTGGAACGGCTTATACTTTCCGACGTTAAACGTTTCCAACTTTGCATTTGTGCTTGTTACTTTAAGCCTTGGAAATATCTCGTTCCATGTGTACTCGTCTGCGTTCGTTACGATGTCATATACGCCGTCATAGTACATTCTGGTAATGTCTCCACTATGTGAATAAAAAAGGTTATATCCGTTCGAATACCAGCCTATAACGGCAGAATGGAAAAACTTTTCAATTGTCGTGTTGTGCGTAATGATATAATCATCCGTAATATACAAGTGGCACGGATCATCAATCATAATGCACTGACATTCTTCTCTACCAATATACTCAACTGACTTTATAAATCGCTTTACATTTTTTCTTTGTGGATTGTATTTTTCTTTATGTCTTGATAGTGCAAATACAGATTCGTTTTCTTTGAAAAACTGTATCGTTAGCCTATGAGACGGTTTGCATTCAATGAATTTTCCGTCTTTTTTATATCCAGAATTCCGAACTGTTTCATGCACATATCCTCCTAGCGAATGCACCAAGTCTTTGACATTTTTCGCCAGTTCTTCAGAACACGTAGTATACTCAATACTTGTTTTTTCGCAACTTCCATCTGTATCTAGCAAACCTCGCAATAACCATAATCTTTGTTCATTTGAAGCATGCTGATAATCATTTGGTATAAACTTATCTTCGCTTTTTTTGCCAAACAATCCGTATTTTTTCAATGCAATAGAAACAAGGCTTCCATTTTTTGTATTGTTCCCCTCATGTCCAACAACTGCGTAATCATAGTTCGACACATGCTTGAGTCTATATCCGTTTGGAAGATAACGGTTCATCCTGTCAACAATCTCCATATCTGATGTAGAAAATCGAACCGAACCACCAGACAAGCCACCATCACCAAGTAATGCTCCCATTACATATGGGTGCAATAACAACTCTTTTTGTGGAAAATCAATCGGTTTTACATAGTCGATTGAATAATTAGACCGTTTTCCGCTTTCTACGGTCAATTTTTTCATCAAATCAGACAATGTAATTGTTCTTTGTCTATGAACTCCTGTTTTAGATTCATAGACACGATCTTCTCTGTTTTGGACGGTCCATAAATGTTCGTCAGAGCAACGGCATTTTGAACCATCATCAAGTGTCATTTCATATATATCTCGTTTTCCTTGCGGATAAACTCCAACGACATTGGCAACGTTCCCATTTCCAGCGACAACTTTTGAACCAACTTTTATATCTCCCATTTTCACAAATCCGTCCGGTGTAAGCACTTTTGAATACATTGGCTGCGCTTTTCCAGTCCCCGGTGGAAGAGATATGCACAAAATGTCGTATTTGTCATCTATCATCCCTTGCAAAGCATCTATAAGACCAATTTTTATAAATTGCTTTCTCCGCGGCATATAAAACCGCTCTTTCGGCAATCTTTTCTTCTCAATGTACCTAAAAAAACTATCAACAACCTTGTTTCTGGCTTCCAAAAGCAAAACCTCATACAATTTATCTAAGATTTCGTAGGAAACATCGTTTTCAAAGCAATATTTTTCCAGGTCCCATGAATTTCCCCCAGTGGAATCCTTGATAAATTGCTCTATAATCTCTTTTGCTCGACTAGTGAGCATCAATCCGTACTTGATATCTTTTTCTCTCTCTATGGCTACTTGACAAGCCTGCACGTATGCTTCAATAGCATCTTCGTCAATGCCATTTTGCTTTATGTAATTTTCATATTCTTGGATTCTTTGCCGCAATTCGGCTGACATAAAGATACACCTCCACAGAAAGCGGAAGTGTGTTTACTTCCGCCTATAATTTTTTTAGGTTAGCAACTAACTCCATTTGTTAGCCGGTAATATTTTTATTCGTTTGCCTTGAAATTATAAATCGGTTTTATAATTTCAACTATTTCAACAGTATCTTTTATATTTCCAATTATTTCATCCATTGTTTTATATGCCATAGGGCTTTCATCAATTGTAGATGTATTTACGGATGTTGTAAATATTCCATTCATTGTTTTTTGATACTCTTCCAGTGAAACACTTTCTTTTGCTTTTGACCTGCTCATTGTTCGCCCTGCTCCATGTGGTGCTGAATAATTCCAATCTTCATTTCCTTTTCCAATTCCCAAAATGCAACCATCACGCATGTTTATTGGTATTAGTACCTTTTCCCCCGCTTTTGCAGAAATAGCACCTTTACGAACAATATTTGTATTGTGTTCAATGTAGTTGTGAATTGTTTGAAATTGTTCCGTTTCTTTTGTAACTTTCCATCCCATATAGTAACAAATAATGCTCTGAATGGTTCTTCTATTAATTTCCGCAAACTTTTGACATAATTTCATATCGTGCAAATACATTTCTCTATGTTCTCCAACAAGATATGATAACTCTCTAGGAATTTTAGTTGTATTTGTTTTGTAGGACTGCTTTAATTCTTTGATAGCCTTGCTGATTTCTCTTTCTCTTTTACATTTTCTGTATTCAGCAATCAATTTCTCACTATCTTGTTTAAAGTTTGATTTTCCCAAAATATCGTCAATCGCCATTTGCTGATATATTTCTGCAACTTGCTTTCCGATATTTCTACTTCCCGAATGAATAACAAGATATTTATTATTCTTGCTATCACCATCAACTTCGATAAAATGATTGCCGCCTCCCAACGTGCCGCAACTTCTTTTCAGCCAATTTATATTTTTCAACTGTTCCTTGCAATGCAATTTTTCAATAATATCACTTGCAACAGATAAGTTTTCTTCTTCATGAACTTTTCTACCACTTGGAACATATTTTCTAATGACATTATCTAAGTTCTCAAAATCAACATGAATATTTCCTAAGTTTGTAGTAAGCATCCCGCAGCCTATGTCAACTCCAACAATGTTCGGTATTACTTTTTCTCCTAAATCAGCAGTAAACCCGATAACGCACCCTGCTCCTGCATGAACATCTGGCATAATTCTTATCTTGCAATCCGAAAATGCTGGCTGTTTTACAAGCGTATATATCTGATTTAATGCTTCATGTTCTATATTTTCTGTAAATATTTTCAAATCAGCCATGATACGTTCCCCTTTCCGCTGATAATCAGCAAATTATTTTAATTTTCCTGCATGGCAATGCCACCAAGAATATCTTAATCTTGAACAAGGATAATCTATCCCACATTTATCTTTTAGATATTTCATCATTTTGGGATAATAAATCCAAGATTTTATAAAATCAATCATTCTTCTCATAATCATCTCATAAACCTCTCAAAATCTTTCCTGCACTTTCCCCTTAAAACAAATTATCCGGAAACTCTTCGCCATTTATAAGTTTCCAGAAATATTTGCTGATTGTTGGCGGGCTAACTCCGACGTACTTTGCCGCTTTTGTTAGGCTCATTTTGCATTGCGCCCATTGATTGTACGCATAATAAAATTTCTCCTTGTCAATCTTATGTACGCCTTTTGCCATTTTCCTTCACTCCTTTAATTTGCGGAATCTACATGGCGAATCTGCCGATTTCTTACCTTGACGGATTCCAGCAACGACCATGCAAATATAATGAATGGGGTTCTGTTGCCCTGATAGTATAAGGCAACAACGCAAGTGATGGGATTCGAACCCATAATTCAATATTGCCCCTCATGGCATATACACTTGCATAATGACCGCATCCAGGGCTTTTCACTACAGTAGATAAAGCCCAACTACAGTAGTGTGTCGTTTAGATACGGTCATAGGTGCCATTTGGCACCGTTTGATTTTATCGTCTTTTCTGACGCTCAAAATCTCAAAATGCTTGCTAAAAGCAATGTCATTTATACTGCCGGCCAACGGCAATGTTTTTGGATGAGTGCGGACTTGAACCGCACGGCTGACCTTTTGCGCGCAACAATCACATAAATTCATGCTCGCCTAATATATCAGGATCCTTGACATCTCGGTAAAGAATAAAAATACGCTGCCTGCCCCTTGCATCATCCAACACAAGCCAAGTCGTGAACGATGAAAAGATTGTTTACTCTGAATAATTCCTTGGCTTGTCCTTATTTGATTTTTTTTAGTAGACTGACACCTTGTCACCACTACCAAAGTATATCGCCGTGTCGTTTACTCGGCTTAGGAGATAATCGGATTGCAAGGATTCGAACCTTTTACCCCACGAGATCAGACACATCTCTTCCCAAATGCATCCAGCCAAGTATGCGGCAATCCGTTTTGTGTGCGTGATGAAAATGACAAAAGGCACGCACACACATCATAGAAAGGAGTGTTTCCCAATGTAATGAGAAACTCTAAAAACCACCGGCTATAACGGCTCTGCTCTGGAAAGCAAAACTTGATTTTCACATCATCAATAGGGAGGGCCTATTAAACCTGCCTAAATTCTGCCATGACATCTGACCGCCACAGCAGAAATCAAATATGAGGTATTATGAAAAAGGTATTTCAACCCAATACCGACTGTCACGGCACCGCTGATCTCGGTGTTTGATTTCCACAGTTTGGAACTCGGCTAAGCCCCGTAAACCGTACAGACATTTGACCGACCTGCACGGTGTAAAGAAAAAGGACAAGTTATATCTAAAAAAATTCTAACTATCTAGTGTTATGTTCAAGTGTCCCGCACCTATAAGTGCGTTCACTCGATTAAATTCTTCCTGCGCGGCTTTTTCTGATTCATACGCGCCTAACAAATAATTTTTACCGTTTTCCAACTCGGCATTTATTGTCATTCCATCTCGTCTCAACACGGCTCTGTCTAACGGGATAGATATATTTTGGCTTTGCGAAACTATTCTCATTCGGATCAACCTCCGTTTTTTGTTTTTGGGGATATTGGGGGGACTTAATAGGGCGAACATACGTTTGTGTATAGACCCCCTCCCCCTCTTCCAGTCCATCCGGTGCGGATCCGCTCAAATCTCTGCCACGTCCGCTCATTTGTTCGGGTTTTGTTTGATTTCTTTAGCTCTCTTGGACAAACTACAGTTTGTCCCATAGAGTAAATCAATATGTAGTGGTCCCTTCTTTCCCTGCCACTATATCTTGTTTTTCTGTCGATTCCAGCGATTGAACCGGTGCAGATTCTCCAAGTTTTGGTAAATCAGCTGCACCCAATAAAGCGCGCTGGGTATTCTCTCGCGATACTCCTGGCAGATTCCAGCGGAATCGGTGGTTGAGAATTGCCAAAATCCCCATTGCTTTATTTCCAGCCGTTGAAAGTTTGGCGCTTAGCGATTCCTCGCGCAAAGCATCTATTTTTTGCGTAAGGCGATAAGGGGCATCGCTTAATCGCCCCGGCTTATTCGTCGCCCACGCGTTAATCACATCGCTGGAAATCCCTGTAAGGAATGAAAAGCCTGCTCTTGATATTTCTTTGTCGTTCATGACACATAAATAGGCGTAAGATTCCAGTACCTTCTCAAGTTTTGCTATATCGTATCTGTTGCAGTTGGATTTCTGAACTGCTCCAGGGATTTCAATATTTCGTTTATCCCTTAAAATATCCCTGTCTTTAAACAAACATCTGTTTGTATACATCAATGCACCATTCCAGATATTTTGTGGTTCTTTGCTCATGTCTTTTATGGGCGGGTTTTTCATTCTGCAATATTCATCAATGCAGGCGGCTATTTGGTCGTCATAGACTTCCGGCATCTGCTCCGCCTCAATCTGTTCTAATTCGATTTTTTCGGTATTTCCATTTTCTGCCATATTAGCCACCTCCTGAATGATTCCAGCACAGTTTTATTTATTCTGTCTGATCTATCTTATCCGACCTCGTCCGCTTTGGTCTGGTCTGGTCGGCTTATATTGTCCTATACTTTTAATAGACACTTTTTTTCCTCATTTGTCAATGAAAAATTTTATTTTTTTAAAAAAAATTATTTGGGGCGATCTGCCGCGGTCGGGTCTGCCCGACAGATATTATATAATAACCGAGCCTTTCAAGGTTATTATATAATATATATATATTCTTTACTTCTTTTTATATCTTTCTTTTACTCTTTATTCTTTTCTTTGCTTCTTTCTTTTCTTTTTCTCTTTTTCTTTCGTTCTGTTTGTAATCTGTCTGCATTTCTGTTTGTGATTTGATTGCATTTCTGCCCGTTAAATTGCAATTTTCCATTGCCTGGAAACTGCGAAAATTCGGTACTTTGTCGGTGCTTTTCTGTTTGTAATTCTGTTCGTTAAATGATTGTATTTCTGTTTGTTAAGTTACTGAATTTGCCCCATTTAATTTTTCCAATTTTAGGCAATAAAAAAGACCGCCGAAACGGTCCTTTTTATCTGTTTTGGAATCGCGTAAAATCACTCCCCGATTTTTTCAAACAACCAACCGGCATGAGTGTTTGTGTTGGAATACACTTCTTGGTATAGCCGATATGTTCCCGGCTCCGTTGGGGCTGTCAGCGTCTGACCGCTGTAGCCAGTTTCTACGGTTTCGCCGGACTTGATTCCGTCCCAACTTGAAACCGTTACGCGGCGGATTTCTTCGCCGTCTTCCTCTTCCTCTTCCTCTTCGAACGCGTCAAGTTCTTCTTGCATTTCCTCGAAGTCTCTTTCGAGTTCTTCGAAGGTCATGCCGTCACGCTCTCCAAAGGCTCCGGAATAAGCGTACAATTTTTTCCCGTCCTCTTCGTACTCGAATACGTCCAGCGGATCCGCGCCGTTGTAAAATTCTGCTGCCTTATCGCTAAGGCTTCTAATTGCCATTTCTCCAGCCAATTTTTGAGAATTATTAAACTTTTTCATAATAACCACCATCCGCGCCGATCTCTGCGGCGTGCCTTTCTTTATTTGATATATTCAGTATACACTAATTTTAGTGAATTGTCAATGCCTAAATTTAAAAAAATCAAACTTTTTTATTTGGTATTTTGGAAATGATCTCGGCTCTGTCTTGATCTGTTTCGACGAACTTTAAAACGTCGCGCGGCTGCATTTCCAGAACGCAACAAAGCCGATTCAAATTATCAAGAGTGATAGAAGTATCGCCCTTCTTAAATTTAGCCATTGTCGATTGTCCAAATATTCCGGACGTGCGCGCCACGTTGGAATTGATCCCAATATTTGCGAGTTCCTTAATTACATCAATTTTATATTCTAGCATTTTTGCGCCTCCTTTTATTTTTTTTCTTATTATAAAGCAACGTAAAAAAAAAGTCAATATTTTTTCACGAAAAATAGTGTTTTTCTATTGACAATTCACTAAATTTAGTGATACAATGGTTATAGATTAAAGGAAAGGAGATCAAAAAAATGAAAATGTATAAAATTTTTGTTGGCGGCTTCCAGATTGGAACTGAGGAATTGACCGCCGAAGAAGTAAAGAAAATGAATAATTCCGGGATCGTCATTATTCCGGTTGAAAAATAATTTCGAAACGCTCTTCGGAGCGTCCGCCGCGGGATAGCCTCCCGGCGCTGATGAGATAGGCTAAACAAAAAAGCCGCCCGGCATACTACCAAGACAGCCCGAGCGGCACCAATCAAAATAAGAAAGGCAGCCCCATTATATCAGGGGCGAAGGTAAAAAGCAATGAAAAAAATCGAATTATTGAAAGAAATTGAGAACATGAAAGCCCGTAGCGCATGGGAAATCGGAGTAAAAAAATATGCTTATGAACTGATCGAAGATCTGGAAATTGAAGACATCCCGACAGATACCCAGAAATTAAAAAACCTACTTCTGAATGGTGCCGATAATTGGAAACAATACAGCTGGGGCGGTTCTGCTCTGATCTGTGATTGCGATATTGCAGAAAGACTTTGCACGCAATCAGAATTAAAAAAGGTAAAAGGCGGCGAGCGCAAACCGAACAAGTGCGAGGAATGGCTAGACGTTCAAGCGCGGGCTTTAGCTCAGGCTGCAAGCAAAATTTATAGATTTTCTATGAATTAAAAAGTCGAAACCGCCCAGCGCGGGCGGTCTGGTGTAGGCTGGCAACCTTGCCACTGACGAGACAAGCCAAACAAATAGAATGGAGGAAATGAAAATGGGAAAAACAAATATCGATATGTGGTACGGAGACAAGCCGGACCAGGTGACAGGGCTAGACATATATTTCAATGATTTGGGCGGGTTTTATTCCGGCAAATCCGCCCTTTTGGCTTGTAAAAGTATGCCAAATGTGGTATAATGAGAGCATATAGAACCATGCCACGAAAGGCTCCAGTCGATCGGCTCAATCTTTGCCGGTTGGGTTTCTTCTGGTAGCAATTAAAAAAACCGAACAAGAAAAAGAGATTTTCGAAATTGTGAACTTTTTTCGGTTTGAAATCAGGAAACTAAACTACCCCAGGGGGGTTAAAATTACGTTGCAAAATTTGCAGCGAGTAAAGAAAGGATGATAGTTATGAAATATAATATTATTGACAAAAGAGCAAGGTGTGTATATGGCGAGTTAGAAGAATACACTTTTGATGAATTGAAAGCCTATTTTGAACCGGACAAAGAAGAACTTCCGGAATATTGGGAAGAGTGGAATAAGATAAAAAGTTTATTTGACTTGGAAGAATATCTTGATTTCGAAGCGGGAGGGATGGAAAACCCTTATATAATTGAGGAAGTAGAAGAATAAAATAATATTGTAGGATTATAAGGCGTGATTGGCTTTGCCGACCGCGCCTATGCGAGTAAAGAAAGGACGATTATTATGGAAAGATTAAACAAAGAAATAACGGAAGAAAGAGAACTAGAACTATTATATATGTTGTATGAAGAAAGGGGGTACAGTCATGAGGACGCAAAAGACCTCATGGAAAATGACATTCTTCACGACTTTATCACGTGCAACGGGTATGAATATAACGGTAAAAATTTGACCGTATTTCATTATCTTGATTATACAAGCGATGCCGATAGTTACGCAATCGACATGGACGGTAATATTTATGATGTAACCTATAAGGATGAAGAATCTGGAACGCCAACATTGGAATTACTCCACCAATAAATGAAAATATAATTATAGGCACGTTTGGCATCGCTGATCGTGCCTATAAGTGCCGAAAGTAGGTATAAAATGATAAATGACGACTTGAAAGAGTTTATAAATGAGGTCTGCGATGTTCTGGAAATTCCAATCCCAAACATTTCGGACGATTTTCGCGTATTCGAAAATAATACAAGGATGGCAGTTTTGGCAATTGAAAAGAACGTGCCGACATTGTATTTATGCGAACGGATGGAGACAGAGCAAGACTATTATTTTGCCGTAGCGCATGAACTACGCCATCTTTGGCAGTATATAACCAATGAAAAATACTGGCTTGGCGGCTATAAAACCGCCGAAGAAATCGGAATAACCGCATACAATCGGCAAAGGCTGGAGATAGACGCAAACGCATTTGCTGCGCTTGTTATGGTGCTATCTTTTGGGATGGTCCCGACGTTCCAGTCGCTGGACTTGGAGACACGGCACATGATAGAAGTTCGTGCGCGCCAGATCATGCCGGAATTGGACGATTGAATTTCACTTTTGAGATTTTCTGAAAAACTGACTAAAAAATCGAGATATCGGAAATGTGAAATTTTTTCGTTCTGAAATTTCAGATTGTTTGTACCCTAGGGGGGTTATTTTTTCTTTGCAAAATTTTTTTGCGTGGAAAAGGCAGAATCCATTTTAGGATCCTGCCTTAAATTTTACTGGTTTTCCATTTCTTCTCTTGATTCTCTTGCTCTCCTTGCGTCTCTTATCGACTTCTCCGTTGTCTTTTCCATGATGCCAAGATGAATCTCGGCAAGTTCAGCAAGTTCTGGAAAATAACTCACGACATCCATTGCATACTTTGGTGGATAGCCTTTTTCTCTTGTGTAGATTTCTTTAGCGGCATCCAAGTCAAACTCTTCTCCGAGCCGTTTCAGTATGTGATGGTAAACATCCTTTGTCTGCCTTTGGCTACGTTGTGCCAAGTAATTCATCCTGCGTCGGTTTCTTTCGTACCAACTAGCATTCCTCGGCACTTTTGTACTGCTTGTATGAAAAACTGGCTTTGCGTAACTGTGTATGTCCGGAATCTGCGCCAATGGGTTCTTATCTTCTTTTCCGTGGAAATAAGAATTTACCAACTGCCTTTGGACATCCCAAGACAAATCGTCTGTAAAAACCTTTGCAATCATTAAATATCCGCTTTCTGTTAAGACTGTAATTCCCCTTGCAGGTACCGAAATATTGCAAAGGTGCATTTCGTGCACCTTTGATTCTCCATTGCTTTTTAAAACAAAATAATCAACATTCTCAATAAAATGTTTTTTGTTTCTGGAAAAAGCCTTTTGTGTTGTTTTTGCTGGTCTCTTGTGTACCCTATCAATATCCTTGAACGTAACTACACGTTGTCCGTTATACTCTCTTATCTGCATTTCTGTAGATTCTATAGTAACCATTCCATTCATAATGCTACACCGCCTTTCTCAATAATCGAATAAACATCTCTTTCATCTTTCAATGCTTTGTCCTGCGTTGTAGCCAACGTAATAGCAATGGCACGCAAAATGCTTTCATTCTCTGTTTCAGATGACAATTGAGATATAATCCCTCTCAACTGATTTTTTCTTCCGTTTCTAAGTGTTTCCAGTTCCATTCTGTCTTTCTTTGTCATACACTATCATTCCTTTCTAAAAACTTCTTGACATTCCGAAAGAAACTGATAGAATAGAATTATCAATTCCTTTCGGATTGGTGTTAAGAGTAATCGTGTCTACTTTCCACGTATGGCGATTGCTCTTTTTATTTGTTTCTCTCTTCATACTGAATTTCTATTCCTCGTCGAATTACCTTTGATCTATCGGAATTTTGTTCAGTAACCAGACAATCTAATTTGTCAAGACTTTCTTTATCCAACCTTATCTGTATGCGTGTGTCTTTTGGATTGTCTTTAATTTTTTGCCCTTTCAAAGGTGCCATTTTATCAACTCCTTTCAAATTGTACTGACATTTTGTACATTTTCAATATATCATTTTGTCAGTACAAAGTCAAGCACTTTTTGAAAAAAATTCAAAAAAAATAAGAACGAATCGACGATTCGCCCTTATTTTAAAGGTTTTTATTTAACATATTTTGCGTCTATTGCGGGAACTCTTCTCGTATCTCCAGCAATCGTTGTGTATTGTTCTGTTCCATCACATTCTCCGTAAATAGTTACTTTGTCGTTTTCAAGTATTTTGCTTTCGCCGTCAGAATATGAATAAGAAACATACCAATCATCCCCATTGGAATCTTCTACTCTTATAGTAACAGAATCAAACCAACCCTCATCAACTTGTATGACTTTTCCAGACAATTTTGTTTTCTTGCCTTTAAATTTATCTGGATTTCTCTTGATTTTGTTATATGAATATGTTTTGCACGATTCCATATAGGATTTCTTTGAGTTTTTCTTCTTTTTTGTTTTCTGCTTTTTGGTTTTTTCTTTTTTATCATTCGATTTTAAATCTGAACGATATTTTTCAACGTTACTGCCAGAAGCAACTATTTCTGCGTTAGAAACAACGACACAGCCGCCTAAAACATTCTTTTCTTCTACTTTTCCAACAAAGCAAACTTCTTTCTCGGTTTCAAGTGAATCTAAAACATCTTCATTGTTACATTTTAAATCAAAACTAAAAACTAACGAATCCATGTTGTTTGGAGTTTTCAACTTAACATCATTTCCTGAAATGTCTCCTACAGTAGCAATCGACATTACATTTTTTCCTTTGTAATCGTCTGCACTGTCAAAAAGATAATCTGAATCAAGTTTTTCCAAATTGTCGTAATTCGATAAAACTGATTCATTGTCAATGTCTTGCTTGTTTTCTACACTGCTTTCTTCCGAATTTGAACACGAACAAAGCAGTAAACAAACGATAATTAAAGCACTTAAAATTTTCTTCCTATTCATAGAAAATCCTCCCATATAAAATTTTTACACAATTTTACCATATTTTCATAATTTTGTCCACCAGAAATCAATTATATTCAACCATAATGGTAATTTCATAGCCAAAAATTTTGTCTTTGTCAAAAATTGGTATTCGTTTTAAGCCATAGTCCAAAAGGTCGTTTATGGCTATAAATGTTTTGTTTCCGCGGAAAACGCAATATTTGTCTCGAAACTTTGAAACCACTAGTTTTTCCTCGATTTTTTCTCCGTTTAGCATTTTGTCAAGTATGTTTAACGTTTCTTTATGGTTTACGTTTTCCTCTCCAATATCAAAGATATACCTGATTTCTTGGTATTCTTTGATTGTAATTTTGTTTCTGCCCTTTTTCAATTCCATAGAATCATCCCTTTTCTAAATATTTTGTAAAATTTTATCACTTTTTAGAAATTATTGCAAGCGCAGAGACAAGATACTTATTTGAATTTTTGAGAATTTTCCGTAATTTTTCCTCTGTAATATCTGGATTCGTCTTTTTTATGTATTTTAAAATAAAATTTAATTCTTTCAAAGTCATTCCCCTTTCTTCATACTAACCATGATATCATCAAGCAGATAAATCAAATCTGTGCCATAAATACTGATCCAGTCAGCCAAATACTCTTCCTGCTCCATTGGCATATGTACACCAAATGAAAAGCAGAATGCGTGGCATAGTTCGTGAGCGATTATTTTACGCAAATAAGAGCCTTTAGGATTTTTTGATACAAATATACCTTTTTCATTCCAATCGGTAACTGCGAGCGAATATAAGCCGTCAGAGCGAATCAATCTTTCATCGTTTGGATTTACAAAAATCAAATTCCATAAAATGCCGTTTATAATAAACATAATATCCCTCCTAAAAAGGCTGGAGACATTTCTATCCCCAGCCGATAGTTTACTGAATCTTATTTACAAGAGCCGTAAGTTTGGTCTTTGTGAGTGCTTTTTCCTCTGGTGACATATTATTTACCATCCCGGAAACATCTCTTGCAAGCTCTGCCATGTATGTTTCCAGAGATTTCATGTTATGCTCTTTGTCTTCCGGAGTATTTGATTTATGCAATTCTTTTGTTTCTGTGTAATTGCGTTTTGTTCGGTCGTAATTGCTTTCGTTCATGTGCATATTACCAGACGGTTCCGTGTAGTACATTCTGCCATGCTTATCTCTGTCCATGTCACGCATATCTTCCATTTCATGATACTTTTCCGGTGTCATGTGGTAATATGGCGGTTCGTCATATCCTCTTCGATATGTACCGGAACCTTTTGGGGCAAATCTGCCGTTTGCATAGCGATAATGGTCGTAGTATCTTCTGCCGCCGTCTCCGTAACGTTCGAACATTTCCAAAACTTCTTCTGGATCTGATTCATCCATTGCTTTTGTCAACGTTCTGTAGTACATGGCTTCTGATAAGTCTTTCATCATGTCTATGACTTTTCCCATTTCCTCTGTGTCAGCCATTTCAACACCATGCTCCAACTGCTCATCAGCACATTTTGAAATTTTTTCAATCATGCAGTGCATTCTTTTGATATCCATATTGTCCACCTCCTACGCAACTCTAACAACTGTAAGATTGCTATTCTGAACTTCAATTGTCTGTCCGGAAGTGTTCTGTACCGCTACGGTACTGCAACAACCTTTTGGTACGTCGATATAAACCTGTGCCGAAACATTCCAGAAATTTTCAACCGCCGCAGGAGTAACAATCATCTTTGTAGACTGCAAAGGCTCCCCATCAACTGCCAAAGCAATGGAAATTGCTCCAACTGTTCCACCGGTAGGGATCTGAATGTTTCCAGAAAAATTAGCAAGGAATCTTGCTCTGCACTGGTTTGTAATTCCACGGAGTTTGACAATGCCAGATCCGTTTCTGTGTACGATACAGTTTGAACCGTTTGTCGCCGTCTCTGTAAATGCTACGTCTTCGCCTTGTGCGACACTCTGTAATGCTATTGCTGTGTATTCTGCCATAATATTATACCTCCAAATCATAAAAAATAAGGGCAAACCACTTGGTCTGCCCTAGTAACTTCGATAAAACTGCTATTGCAGACATAGTCCTATTAGACTAATCTTGGACTAAGATAGACTTATTTTGTTGTGATTAGCAGCCACATCCAGAATTGCATCCGCAATTTGCATAACCATAAATGTTAGATGCCGGATAAGCAGGTACCGGAGTTGGGCGTACTGCGTTGATGATCTGCTGTGTCTGTGAAGCAATCTCTGTAGTAAGCAATGCGGACTGTCTATCCTGTGATGCCGCTCTACGGAGATCGTTGTTTTCTGCCTGCAATGAAGAAATCTTTTCGTTGCAGAGATAATCTAAGATAGCACGAGTGCCAGCATTCTGACTGTCAATGATATCTCTCGTATTGGTGTTCATGGTGTTCTGCAAAGCACAAGTGTTTTGTGCCATGTTATAATTTACACCCTGAATTGCTTCGCGTGTCTCACAGCAACAGTTAGCCAACTGTGACTGCAATGCGTTTGTGTTTTGCATATTTGCTACAGTATCTGCATTGATTGCCTGCTGGATTCCAAATCCAGTCTGCATGACGTTCGTGTTGATTCCGTTGAATCCTGTAAGCATGGAATTGTTTACAGCATAGATACCATCGCAAATGCCGTTAGTGATTCCATCCAATTTTCCAAGGATAGACTGTGTGTCAAATCCTCTCTGGATTGCGGAATCTGTGTAAGCCGCCGCAGTAGCACCGGCAGATCCTCCGTTGCCGCCCCAGCCGTTGTTGCCAAAACCATTCCATCCAAAGATGATCGCAAAGATGATAATCGCCCACCAGCCGTCGCCGCCCCACATTCCATCGTTTTTGTTGTTTCCAGTAACTGCCGCAATATCGGCAAGACTTGGAACGTTTGCTGAATTGAACATTTTGTGTACCTCCATTTGTGTTTATTTACAAATGGGAAACCGGTTATTGTGTGCGCACCCCAAAATGTACTAATTTTGTTTAAACATACTCATTATTGTTTGTTTCGCTTCGTCTGTAGTGATTCCTTTTTCATGGCAAAGATTTTCTGCCATTTTTTTTAACCCCTCCGAATCTCCGTTTTGCAACATATTTACGGCATTTTTAGCCATTGGATTTTGTTGTACTTGCGGAGAATTTATCATTTTATTTAACATCAATTGAATAGGATTCATTATTCATCCTCCTTTTTAGCAGAAGAACTTCTTGTTTTCGTTGCCGGTTTAGCCAGATTTTTTTCCAAATTATCAATCTTGCTTACAATCTCATTCAAGGTCTTTTCTAAACCGTCTGTAACGTTCAAAATTGCCCCTATTTGGCTTTCCGTGCTTTCGGTCGATAAATTGCCAACCTCTTCATTTTGAATCGGTTTAAATGTCATTGTACGAATCACACCATCGGCAGTCCAACTTTTAGCATAAATCTCGGATAAATCTTGTTTTGGAAAAAATGCTACTGATCCATTCAAAGGAACATCATTCGCAGTTATCATTTCCGCATTTTGTACAATTTTCCCCATTATTTGCGGTTCCTGCTGGATTCTCTGCGAAATGTTCTGTGCCATCTGCGGATAATTGGCAAAAACCGGGTTATAATTCATCGGCTGTTGCTGTTGCTGATACGGATTGTAGTTCATCTGCATTTTGTTTTTCCTCCTCCAAAATTTCCTCGATTGCTTTCACAACCGATGCCTGCGTTGCCATGTCAAGTCTTTGCAGTTCTTCGCGTGCAAAAATCTTCTCTAAGGTTTTGTCGGATAACATAAGCATCCCTCCTTGTAATTATATTTTTGCATAAAAAAAGACGGTAAAACCGTCAATAAACTTTCCAAAAACTGTCATAAAATATTCAATTTAAAAAATGCGATGCTCTTTTATTATAAAAAATTGGTGTAAATTTGGTGTACAATAAAATTATAACGTCATTCAAACAACGAGATTTCGGCAGTTAAGAATGAACGCACCATCTCGCCGCCG